TTACGCGGCCCTTGGTGCAGCCCCGGTACACCGGGACTCCCACCAGTCGCCAATCTGCTGCGTATCGAACACCCCGCCAATCAGCGCAGGAAGGTCGCCACGGGCCACCTGGTTGCGGACCGTCTTCTCGGTCACTGACGGCATAAAGGCCGCCTTGAACTGCGCCAGCGTCATCGTGGGACCGTACTGGATCAGCAGCACCTTCGACGTGGAAATCCGGTCAGCCATTCGTCTGATCCTCGGGTGCGCGCTGAGGGGTGGCACGTCGCTGCGCTTCCTCAAACCAGCAGTAGCGAATCCAGTTGATGTACGTGACGACTGGATGCGAGCCGCAAGCGATGCGGCCTCCGGGCCTGCGCTGGCAGTGCCAATGCGCGCCGCGACGGCGAAGGTGAGGCTTCTGTTTGCAGAACGCCTCTCTCGCGAAGAAACCGCCGAGAGTGGACGGCCTGTCCATCAAGCGAATCAAATCACCCATCCTGGCGGCCCCCATTGGTATTGGCAGCCTCACGGGCCATGTACTTGTCGCACGCCTCGCGTAGCGTCCGGCCGTTCGATCCCTTGCCCCAAATCATCTGCACGGGCAAATATCGCTCGCGGTTCGTCATGCCGGAAAACGTCCGTTCGATGTAGTCAAGCCGCAGCGCATCGCGTTCGGCTTGCTCGGCGCGGGCGATTGCGGCGTTTCGTTGGTCGGCCAGTTGACCGAGCCTGATCGTCGCGGCGCCGTAGTCGCGTTCGAATTTCTCGCACCGCTGGCGCAGGGCGGCGAGTTCGGATTGCAGGGTTCCGCGCGCGGCGTCGAACCGCTTTAGCAATTCCTCGTCGATTCCATAGGGGCCTTCGCCCCAATAGTCGCCAGCGCGTTCGTATTCGTCGCGCAACTCGCGCAGCGCATCTTGCGGGAGGTCAGTCATGGGAACCTTCCTGCGTAGCGGCGGCGAGGGCGGCTTCTAGTTCGTCGGCGCACGTGTCGATGGCGTCCAGTGTTTCCGTGTGAACGTCATTGAACGCGAGGTCATCGGCACGCTCGCGCCACTTCACGACCAGCGCCGACACCCGCTCCACCGCATCCGCGCCAACGGGGGCGGCAGGTCGCAGGCGCTCGGCCCACGCGCGCTCTTGTCCGCGCGTCGCGCCCATGCACCCGCAATCGCGTCCGTTGCAGCAGATCGGCTCGTCGTCATCTTCCGCCCCAGCCTGCTCCGTGGCGGGCGAGGGCGCGGCGGCTTCGATTGTGCAATGCGGGCAGTCCTCCGGCAGCATCGCGTCCAGGGCCTTGTAATCCGGGTCGTTGCGCTCAATGCCGAGAGTCGCGTCGTCGAGGTCGATGGCGTTGTCGAGCATGTGCCAGGCGCGCGCCTCGATCTTCCGCAGTCGCGCCAACTCCCCATCACGCGGCGAGGCGGCAGGGGCGGTGAGCGCGGAGAATGCGTCAGCGATTGCGTGCTTCGTTGCGATGCAATGGTCGAATTGGTCCGGCGTTGCGGTCAGGATGAGGGCGTTCAGTGCATCCATTGCGCGCTGCACTACGGCCGCCCCCTGAGTGGCCCACGGGGTAGAAGTCGTGCCGCCCATCAGCGAGCCTCCCTAAGTGCCGCGCGCTGCGCAGCGTCGCGTTCGTCCATCGCCTCGGTGGACGCGAACCCGTAGGCAAGGTGACAATTGCACTCCGCATCGCCGGGGCGAAGGCAGGCGCAAGATTCCGCGTGGTCGGCGGCCGTTGTCAGGTTGTCGTATTGAGCGGTCATGGGGCCTCCGGGAGTTCTTGCCAGTGGGTCGGCTGCATTTCTTCGCTTGCCATCTCGGCGATCACGGAATCGCGCCAGTTCCAGCCGCCAAACGAATCAGCCCAATATCCGACGACCTGAGCGGGCTCATCATTCGGCGTGTAGAGCCAAAGGTCGCGGCCATCCTTCGGCGCGGTCTCAATCGGTTCCCACTTCATTCCCATCCTCTCCTTGAGTGCGCCGGTTAGGCGGCTGCGTAGGTTGCCGAGCGCGGCAGCACCCGAGCCGGGTCCGTCTCGCTCACCGCCCACGCGGCGTTCTGCTTGACGCGCACCAGCGGCGGCTGCACAACCTGCATCGCAGCGGCATCGGCCAACGCTTGCCGCGCCACGTCGAGCCGCGCACACAGCGCGCCGATCAGGATTTCGGCATTCGTCAGCGGGTCGTCGTGCAGCTTCGGCAGGCTCGACCCGTCACCGTAAAAATCGCTCACGTTCCTCTCCTTGAGTGCGGACTGCGGAATTAGTCCCAAAACTCGCGGCGCCACTCTTCCCATACGTCCACCGCGCACTCCTGAACCGGTGCGCCGTACCCGTACATGAACTCAATGAGCCAAGCCACGCCCACGAACATTGGGAACAGCGGCAGGATTACGACGCCAAGAGTTCTGAGCAAAATTGTTCCCATGTCCATGAATTAGCCTCGCTTGAATATGGTGAGTGCGGACTGCGGTTAGACGTGGGTCAAAACAGCACATCGTCATCGGCGAATTCCGCCGCAGCCTGGACGGGCTTGCTCTCGCTGCCTTGCCTGTCCTTGCGCTTGATTTTGCCGCTCAGGAACGGCCCCTTGCTCCCCTGCTTGATCCATCCGTCAATGAAGTATTCGACCCCATCGACGTTGAGCGTGCCGGAGCGATCCGGGCGCTTGTCGTTGCCATCCTTGTCGTTGACGAAGAGAGTGAACGTGTTGGTGTTGTCGTAAGCCATTTCTTAGCTCCTGATCTTGGAAAGGGTTTCATCGACCAATTCGATGAAGGCGGCGCGGCGGTCTTGCAGGCGTTTCAGTTCGTCGGCGCACTGGTCACGCGTCAGGCGGTAGACGTAGAGCTGGCGACCCTCGGGGAAGTCCGAGCAGTAGGAAACGAAGTCCACCCAATCGCGGCCGGTGCAGTCGAGGTGGCCGACCAACTGCCAGCGATACGACGGGTCGAAAGATCCGCGCCGAAGCGTGGCGTAGTGGGTCTTGGCGATGACCGCCTTAATCTCCACCACGCCATCACCGGGCAGTCCGTCCGGTGAGTCGCCCCAGCGGCCCCAGCAGAAAAATCCGCCATTGCCTACGTCGGTGAACGTCTCTTCCTCGTACAGCATCCGCGCCACAGGCTCCTGTTCGTGGCCGCGCTCCATGTGTTCGTTGCTAAAGCCGTTCTCAGCCTTCCGGCCAGTTTCGATTTCCAGCGCGAGTTGCAGTGCGTATTCCTTCGCAGGCTCGCCCCACGCCTTGCCATCGTTCGCCATGAAGCAGGCAAACTTAGAGGCGGTGGCCTTGCCGAGTCGCAGCGCCTGCCACTCGTCCGTGTTCTGTTCAACGTCGTGGAAGATCACGCGGCCTCCGACTGCTGCGCGCATTCGGCAATCAACTGCGCCTGGTGTTCGGGGCTCAACTCAACGCGACCCAGCACGGCGTCCAAGTTGCCGTCGCGCAGGAACGCAGCCTTCGCGTTGGCCCAGCCCTTTTCGTTGGCGGGGATCAACTGCTTGCGACCCGGCGGACGCGGGCTGATGCGCAAGCCCTCCACCGTGTCCTTGCCGAACTTGACGGACGGGTCCACGTAGACCGTGACGCGTACGTCGTTCCAGTCGTCGATGAACGCCGAGCCCGTGAGCTGCTTCATGGTCTTGGAGTTGGTGGCGTTGAGGATCATGGGCTTGAGCGGTTCGCCCGGACGCAGCTCCTTCTCCACGAAATGCGCCGTGTTGAACTTGTCCTTGGTCTTCTTCGTGCGGTCGCCAGCCAGCTCCACGCGCTTGATCGTAAGCGTGGTCGGCTCGGTAATGTCCGCGCTCGACAGATACGGCGAGTCGAACGCCTTGCGGTAGTGGGTCTTGTCGGTGTTCACGGTGACTCTCCACAGGTCTGCGCGACGAACGCGCACCATTCGGAATCGTTCTCCGGCGCCAGGCGCCCGTACATCGGATGCTCGCGATTGCGCCATGCCTGCATGTCGTTCGCGTACACGTGGCGGGCAGCCTCGTCGTGGGTTGCGCCGCTGGCGACAAGGGCTTCGTAGTAGTCGCTCACAGGTGCATCCCCTTTCGGTTCTCGTACATGTCCATCGCTACGCCGCCCACCAGCCACACGAGGGCGATCAGCAGGAGGAAGTGGGTGCTGATGAAGTTCATGGCTGCGTTGCCTTCGCGATGAGCGTATGCAGGTCGATGCCACCAACGCTGTCCGCGCCGCCCTCAACAACTGCGACAAGCGCATCCAGCATTTCGGGAGCAGCGGCGATCAGGCGCGCGTTGGATTCGGCGTCGTGCAGTCGCCCTCGTTCCAGCGAGACGACGCACAGACCATGAACGTCCTCAATCTGAAGCGGGTTCTGCCATTCGGGGATTTCGCTATCGCGCAGAGTCCACGGGCCTTGCGAATGGGCGCTCATTTCCGCGCCCTCCGCTCACCACAAGCCATCGCCGGAGGCTCGTCGCCCAGCGCCCTGTGCATCCGCCCGATGCGTGCGGTTTCTTCCGCGTAGCGCTTCAGCTCCGCTTCGTTGGCCGCGTACAGCAGGCTCATCACGTCGCGGATCAGGGGGTCGTTCGCCAGACCGAGTTCTTCGGCGGCTGCGAGGTAGGTTTCGCGGCTCATTCTTCTGCTCCGGTTCGTGCAGCGTCGTCGTAGGCTTCGCGCGAATCAGCCAGGATTCCCTCGCGATACTCGTCAGCGACATTCGGGAAGTACGCGCGGGCCAGCTTCGCCAGCAGTTCGTCCGGCAACCGATAGCGCGCGTAGTCCGCAAGCTCGGCGTCCGGCAGTGCGAGCAGCCAGCCGAGCGCGTCGTCGGTGCTGTCGTAGGCGGGGGAGAGGTGGTGGTATCTGGACATCAGATGTCTCCTACGTGCGCGAGTGACCGGCGCGCGGTGTCCGCGATTACATTGAATGTCGGTGTATGGCGGCGCTCGGCCACCGCGAGAATGGCGCGCATGTCCGCGATCAGCTCTCCGACCGCGACGGTTGCTTCGACAAGATCGTCGTCGGCAACGCCCCACGCCTCCTTCTGATCGTCAATCAGGCGCCGCATCACCGCCAGCACATCAACTTTGCGCTCGGTGTTCACAGGCCGTCTCCGTTCGATTCGTATGCGCGGCGCATCACGCACGCCGCCTTATGCTGCAAAGCCCACAGGTCCAGCGCGGCTTGCGTCATCGGGGATTCGCTGCGCTGGGTGACATGCGCGAAGCCTGGCTCGACGCCTTCGGGGATGTGCGGTAGCGCGCGGAAGTCGCTCATGGGACTTCTCCGTCGATGTATGCGCCGATGGCTGCATCCGGATCGCGGCCTTCGTCAATCGCCCGCAGGCCAATCGAAACGATCTCCGGCGGGTAACCGAACAGGCCGGTCTGCCGTTCGATTGCGATGCACAGTTCGGTATTCCCGCTGACCATCGCGTTGATGTAGCGATCAGAGAGGACGCTCACGGACGCACCACTTGCCAGAGGCACCACAGCAGCGCGGTCGCAATCAGCGACGCCCACACAAGGGCGGGAATGTCGTAGCGGGGGTCTTCGTGCTTGCCGTGATCGCTGCACTCAGCGCCGGAGAGGTGGGCGGTGTTCATGCGTCACCTCGCACGTGCTTGAGTGCAGCGCGGAGAGCGATCATTCCCTCGCCTGTCCTGCACAGGTAATCAACCCGCTCGATCAGCTCGGCCACGGCGGCTCGGGCGTTCGCAACGTCGTCGGCGATATGCGCCATCACGTCGTCGGAGAGTTTCGATTGTGCGGAGATGGTGCGACGCGCGCCGTCCATTACCGCCAGAACGTTCACGGGGCTCATGCGGTCTCTCCCGCGTGGTCTTCGATTGCCGGGACGTTGATCGCCAGCACAGCACTCGCAAGCCGGATGGCGTCGCCGTAACGGGTGTAGGTGTTTCCGCCGTGATCCAGCGCTTCAGCGTGCTTGCGGCACTCCGCAGCGGCTGCGCCGAGAGCGGCGCGATATCCGGCTTGGTAGCCGCGCTCGAAAGCACTCATGCGCGCGCCTCCCTACGAATCGCTCGGCCACGGAGGACCGCGTAGTCGTGCAGGCGGGTAGCCAACACGCCAGCGATGGAGTTAGTGCGCGGCGTCCTGACCTCATTGCACAGGTCCAGCCACGCCCACACGATCTGGCGCTCGCACTCTTCGACACTCGGTCGATAGTTGCGGCGGTACGGAACTCGCGTGCCTTCCATCTCTGCCAACCCTCGCCCGCTTCAGCTGCGGGCTATGGGGCTAGTAAACACGATGTTCAGTAGAGAGTCAACAGACCGTTTAGTCGAGCCGACGAACGGCGCGGCTGTTTAGGTTCCTGAGCAATAAAAAAGCCTCGCGGGGGCGAGGCTCGTCGGTCTAGCGCTTGAACAGGGAGGTCAGGTCTTCGATAGCGACCTAATGGCGATGGGGCAGGTAGCCCGGATGATCGCGAATTCCGCCATGAAGACCCGCAGCTTGCAGATCTCGTCGTCAGTCAGTGGCGGTACGGTGCGAAGGGCGGGCGTCGGGAACAACTCGACAACCTTAGCTTCCTGCGGAGGTTCCCCCAACATCGCCAGGCTCGTGTGCATGGTATTTCCCCTGTTCGTCATCATTGAAAATCTGCGCGATCAGGTCGGCCATCATCTCTCCAGCGGAGAGGCGTTCGTAAAAATCCCGCAGCCGAGTCGCAGCATCCAGCACTCGGAGTTTTTCAGGCTTGAGCTTGAACTCCAGCGCCTCAAGCACCCCCAGTGCTTGTGACAGCATATGCACATCCAATCTCGCTATACGAGACCCTTTGGGACCATTCGGTTGTGGATGGTTTAGGTCGGTGCTGACTCGTTCAGCGGGGCCGTGTCCCTCCTGCAACCAGTCGATGTTCGTTCTTGGTAGCAGGCTGCGCACCCGAGGTATTGATGGTGCGCCAATCTTCCCCCGCGACCGCCACTGATAGACCAGTTGTTGACCATTGGGACCGAGCAAGCCCGCGAACGTCACGTTCGTGAGCCCGTTCATGGCCAGCGCCGCGTCGAGGCGGGAACTGAAGTCTGTGGAGTCAACCATTTGTTTATTTTCGGCCCTGCCGTTCATCGGAGGCAATGAACAAGACGTTGACTCACTACTGAACACTGTGTTTAGATGCCCGTATGAAACCTAACGGGCAAAGCGCCATCGACCGGGCCATCCGGTCCGCCGGGACTCAAGCAGAACTGGCCCGCCGACTCGACCTCGCAGCTCAGCAGGTTTGGTTCTGGACCGAACGCGGCTGGGCCAGCCCGAAGTACGCACTGAAGATCGAGCAGGCGACGGGTGTTCCGTGCGCCGAATTGATCGCGGACGTGGGTAAGAAGCGCAAGCGGTTGAAGTGACTTCATGAGGCGGACTCCGTTGGGGTTCGCCTTCTTTTTTACCTAAAGGGTCGTCGGAAGTTATCGGAAGAAAGTGGAGGTCACCGGAAGCCCATGAAACAAGCACTTCTTCGCGGTTTTGGCGCCTCGTATCTGACCGGCGCAGAAGCCCCCGTCGATATGCCCGATGACGTGGTGACGCTCTGTGTCGCCAGCGATCAGCCCGAGGCCACCGCCATCCGTTTGAGCATCGCTTACGCCAAGCGTCGCTTCGGCTATCGCCAGATCGACATTGCGCGTCTGTGCGGATGGCGCCAGGACAACCACCTGTCGTCCTACGCCAAGGGCGCTGCGTACATGCCGGTCAAGCACTACGACCGATTCGCGCAGGTGACGGGCTGCAACCTCAGGGAGCAGGTGCAGCAGCGCATCGCGCTCAACGCCCGCCTCAACGGCAAGGAAACCGAGAACAAGCGCGAAGAGGCGGCGTTGCTGCTGATGCTGGAAGTCGCGCCTGCCGAACAGCGGAGGGTCGCATGAGCGTCTACACCTTCCAGCCGACTCCGCACGCGATCAAGCGTTGGCAGGAGCGTTTCCCGGGGCGCGACATGGCGGGCGAATTCAACGCTGCTAAGCCCGCGCCGCGAAAGGTTCGCACGCTTATCACTAAGCACGGCTTGGGCCGTCGCCCCGGCACCTACTACGTGGTCGCGCCGTGCGGGGCCGTCTTTGTCTGCCACCAAGCACGACGTGGCTTCGTCGTCACCGTCTTGCCAGACCCGAGGTCAAAAGCATGAACGCACAACTGAAAACCGAATTCGACCTTTCCGATTTCGTGATCGCTCTCCCGAAGTGGCTCACGCAACCCATCGAACGCGCCACCGACGACGAAGCAGGCCGGTTGGCGATGCTGGATGCGATGGACGAGACGCGGGGCCTTCCGCAATGAGCATCGCAACGAAGCTGGAAGAAGCGCTGGCTAATCCATACGACTTCAAGGTGTGGCTCTCTTTCGCCTTCAATGAGGGCCACGAAGTTCTAGCTCTCGTGAAAGCGATGGAGTCGGCGCCGATTGTGGAAATCGACGGCGAGGGGCCTGACGTGGCGCTGATCGCCAACGGTAGTTCGTTGGATAACGCGATTACCAGCGCTCGCGTGTGTGCCATGCACGGCAAGCGCGTCGCGCTGGTGGAGCCGCCGAAATGAGCGACCCGTGGAAGGAATACCGCAAGGCCATGTGCTTCCGCATCGCTGACGACCTTCGCGCTGCGGCACTCCAGGCGGACGAGTGGGGCCACGAGCTGCGCGAGAAGGCTCTGGCGCAGTGGGCCGAGCGCAACCCGTACACCACGCAGGCGGTGGCCGAGTGGATCGAAAACGTGGGGATGCGGCGCCCATGAAGAACTTCTTCCTCTGGCGCCTCCTGCTCAGGCGCACAGCACCCCGAGCAGACCTTGCCGAACGTCGCGCGAAGGTCGCGTGTCGATGTTGCACGACAGGGAAGGCGATGGAGTGGGTGCGGGCGAATTGGGTTGTGGCGGGGATTGGGAAAGGGGAATGACGTGACGGAACCGGATGTTTTCTACGCGGACTGGGACGACCTCGGAATCCCCGAGAACGCCAGGAAGGGCTGGGCCGCAGCGTGCGGGCGCTACTTCGCCAGCGACCCGCTTCAGTTGTGGGAGCGTCACGAAATCGACTGGGGCGAGCAGATCGCCGAACGCCATCACGCGCTGTACTCGCTGTTCAATTGCGGCGTGGAGAGCCCCATCGAACAGACGATGGCTGGTTGGTTGTGCTGGCTTGACGCCGACTTCTTCGGCTTCGTCGATGCCTGCCACGAACCCTGGTTCGACGACGACTACCGCTGGGGAGAGGACGAGTGGGGCTATTCGGTCATGCCGCAGGTTCAGGTCGGCTCGTACCGCGTTGACTTCCTGATCCTGGTTCGCGGCTTCAAGGGCAAGCGCCGAATCGCCATCGAATGCGACGGCCACGATTACCACGACAAGACGAAAGAGCAGGCGGCCCGAGACAAGAAACGGGACCGCGACCTGCTGCTGGCTGGCGTCTCCGTCATGCGGTTCACAGGGTCCGAGATCTTCAGGGATTGCGAGGCGTGTTTCCTCCAAATCCAAGAAGCGGTCTGCAAAGCATCTTGCGAAGTGATGTAAGAACGAAGGGGAAGGGGAATGCCGAGCAGGATCATCCGAGAGGGAATCACGACAAGCGAACCGCTGTCGTTCGTGTCCTTCGAAGCGGAAACCCTGTTCTATCGCCTGATCGTCACCGCTGACGACTTCGGGCTGTACGACGGTCGCCCCGTCATCGTTCGGGCTCGCTGTATGCCCCTGCGTGACGTGACGGCTTCCCAGGTTGGGGAATGGCTGCGTGAGTTGGCCGAGCATTCCCTGATCCTGCAATACGAGGACGAGGGCAGGCCGTATATCGCCATCCCGAAGTTCAAACAGCGGACCCGGAATGCGGCCCCGAAGTACCCCCTCCCTGACGGGTGGAACACAAATGACGGGCAACTGACGGGCAATGGTCAGTCACTCGCGTCCGTAGTCGGAGGCGTAGTCGGAGGCGTATTCGAAGACGAAAGTAATGGGGCAGCGCCGCCAGCGGCCCAGCCCCCGGCGATCACCCTCCCTTTGAATACAGGAGCGGAGTTCCCGGTCACGCCGGAGCAGGTGCGCGAGTTCACCGACCTGTATCCCGCCGTGGACGTGCTGGCACAGCTCCGCAAGATGCGCGGCTGGCTTATTGCAAACCCTGCCAACCGCAAGACGAAGGCGGGAATCCTCCGCTTCGTGACGCGCTGGCTCGGCCAGGAGCAGGACAAGTCCGGCAAGTCGGGCGCGGGTACTCCGCCGACTTCGCATCCGGCATCCGGCAAGCCGAAGGGGCCGAGTGAGTCGCCCTTGGAGGCTCAGTTGAATTGGATTGCGCACATGGTCCGCTCGGGCGGCATGACCGACGAAGAAGCGTTGGCTGCTCGCGAGAAGGCCGTTGCGAAGCACAGGGGTTCCACATGAAACGCGAACGACTGACCACGGAGATGGTGTGGATGTTCATGCGTGAAGGCTGCAACGCAAACGAGATAGCGGAGTACGGGGGCGTGGCGCTGGCGACGGCGATTGCGTGGATGGGGCAGGCAGCACGCACCGCTGCATCTGCGCCGAAGCGCAAGACGTTGCGGAAGGCAGCGTGATCTGGACGAAGCCACCGTGGAGCGAGCCGATGCGCGACTTCTACATCGACGGGGAGGACGGCTGGCGCATCTGCAAGACGCATCCCGGCCCGGTCTACGTGCTGTCGCGTCGCGGGGTGTTGGTGAAGTGCAGTAAGTCGTTGGACGAGTTGAAACAGAGGGCAGAACATGATCGTGAACAGTGACACATCCCTCCAATCCGCCATCGGCGAACTGCGCGAGCAGTACCGGGTGCATCGGTTCGTGCAGGTAAAGATCGTCGCCGGGAAGAAGCGGAGCGTGGAGCAGAACGCGGTCCTGCATGGTTGGTTCGGCCAGGTCGCTCGCGAGTTGCGCGAGGACGACGAACGCGGCGTGAAGCGGTTTTGCAAGCTCCACTTCGGCGTCCCGCTGCTGCGCGCTGAAGACGAAGAATTCCGTGACGCATACGACCGCGTAGTCCGCCCGCTGCCCTACGAATCCAAGCTGATCGCGATGGACATTCTGCCGGTTACGTCAGCCATGACGACGAAGCAACTGGACAAGTGCATGACGGACATACAGGACCACTACGCGAAGCATGGCGTGGCGCTGGTGTATCCCAGGGAGAAAGCCGCATGACACTCGCCCGCCGCAAGACCGCCACCAAGGCGCAGCGCGCATACCAAGACCGCGCCCGCGAATTGGGCTGCGTCGTGTGCCGCTTCCGCAAGCAGCACCAACCGAACGAGACGCACATCCACCACCGCAACCTTGGCGACTGGCACGGCCAGAAGCAGCTCGGGCAGGACTGCGTAGTCGCCATGTGCGCGTGGCACCACGACGGGCGAATCGTTGAGGGCTACTCCACCGACGACATGCGCCACGAGTTCGGCCCGAGTTTCAAGCACGCGGCCGACTTCCGCGAATGGACCTACGACGTGCTGCCGAACATGGGGCGCGGAACCGAAGCATGGCAGGCGTACCAAGACCTGCTGCTGGAGAACGAAGAATGATCGAACCGTACATCAGCGACAAGCAATGCACGAAGTGCCGCGAGTGCAAGCCGGAGACGGAGTTTCCGTGGCGCTCGGATCGGCCGCAGAACCGTCGTTCAGTCTGCAAGAAGTGCACGCAGATTTGGAACTGCCTGTACGGGCGCCAGAGACGATCTGGTTCGCTGGTGCGTCGTCCGGCAGTCAAGCCGACTCCGCTGCCCGCCATGAACTTGCTGGAGCAACTTGACTGCATCCGCTTCCGCAAGTGGGCGCGTCGTGTGCAACCGAACCCGCGCTTTGGCGTGGCGATGATTGGGGGTGGGCTGTGAGCTTTGGAATGCGACTCAAGACTGCAATCCACTCGTCTGGCATGACTCAGGCCGAGTTGGCGCGGCAGGCAAAAACCTACCCGGCCAATCTGAGCCAGATGGTCAACGACAACATCCGCCCCAACGCGACCACGTTGGCGCGAATGCTCAGGGCCATGCCCGCCATAGATGCGCGGTGGCTGATTACCGGCGAACACGAAACGCAGTACACCATCACCGAAGCAGGCATCCAAGCCCTGCGCGAGTCGAAGGCGGGTGGCGAATGAACCGTGATCGCTGGGACGAGCTAATGACGGCCGAAGACGGGCGGCTCACTAAGTCCGAGATGCGCGAAGGGTGGCACTTCTGCCCTGACTTCGATTACCTGCTTTGCAAGTTCGGGGCGCAGCCAGTGCTTCGCGAATGCACATGCGAGGTGTGGGACGAGTCGGAAATTGAGGAGGCCGAATAGTGGGCGCCTTCAGCCGAAACAAGGGCGCCAGGTGCGAGCGCGAGTTGTGCGCGCTGCTGCGCGACAACCTCGGGGGCGACTTCAGCCGCAACCTCAAGCAGTACCAGAAGGCGCAGGAGGGCGACATTGAGCAGCTCGTCGGCCCGTACCTCGTGGAGTCGAAGTCGCACGCCACGCTCAACCTGAAGTCGTGGTGGGGGCAGATCGTCGCTGCGGCATCGCGTCACGAACTTCGCCCGCTGCCGTGCCTCGCCTACAAGGTGCCGCGCAAGGGTTGGCGCTTTCGCGTGCCGATCCCGCAAGCGTGGGAGAGCGGTCACCAGTGGGGGCGCGAACTCACCTACACGATGGATCTCAGCCCGGACGGATTCTTCCTGATCGTGCGAGAACACAAGGGGTAGACCATGAACTACGGCCTGTTTCACCAATGGGTGCTGGACCGCGTGGACGAACTCGTGGAGATGGGTGTGTCGCGCCGCGAGGCTAACCACCTGATGACCGCGCTGGAGCTGGGGGCGATTGCAGACGAGGCGCGGAATCGTGCTGAGCGTCAATTCCTGCTGGACTACGAACGCACCGACGCGAAGGTGATGGCCGAGCGTCATCGCAAGTCGGAGGCATGGGTGCGCAAGCGCGCACGGAAAGCGCGCCAACTTGTAGCGACACCAGTAGCGGGATAGCGCCTACTGTCTGAAGCCGGGACAACCAACAGGACCCGGCGATGAAGCAGCCCAACGACGTAAAGCGCCCCAACAGTGGCGGCGGATCGCTCGCGCAGTTCCTTCGTTCGCGCGAGAAGTTCATCCACGTTAGCAAGACCCTTGAAGTTGTTTGGGCCGAGCAGATCGGCGGCGACGTGCGGCGATTCGGCTGCGTCGAGTTCCTTGGGGTATCGCCCGATCCGGGCAAGGTCCGCAATATCGGACGAAACGCTGCGAAGCGAGCGCATCGCGCTAGCAAGACCTCGCGCAAGCACTGGCGAAAGGTGGCATGACATGGCCGCCCCGGTGACTGGATGGATCGACAGCGGGACGCACCTTCGTGTCTGGATTGACATCCCGCTACGCAAGAATGGCTTGCCGAACCTCGCCGCCGCAAGGGTGGCGCAGAACCTTCTGGAGTCGGTGAATCCCGACGCATACGACCCGATAGAGGGCGTGCCAGAAGACGTGGCCCGCGCTGCATTGCGCGACCGCGAGACCATCACGCTGAGCGAGAACACGCCGCCCGTGCCGGTCTTCGATGACGACGAATTTCCGGGGTATCGCTGCGCGAACGGGACGTGCCATGGGGATTGATCGCGCCGTGTGGGCCAGTAGCGCCACCGACCTGTGGGCGACTCCGCAGGACTTCTTCGACACTTTGAACGCTGAGTTCGGCTTTGAGCTGGACGTGTGCGCGACTGACGAGAACGCGAAGTGCGCACGGTACTTCACCGCCACCAATGACGGACTCGCGCAGGAGTGGCGAGGCGTCTGCTGGATGAACCCGCCGTATGGCCGCGTCATTGGCGACTGGATGCGGAAGGCTTACGAGAGCGCGCAGGCCGGTGCAACCGTCGTGTGCCTCGTGCCAAGCCGCACTGACACGCGCTGGTGGCACGACTACGCGATGAAGGGCGAGATTCGCTATGTGCGCGGGCGCCTGAAGTTCGGCGGCAGCAAGAACAGCGCGCCTTTCCCGTGCGCGGTCGTCATCTTCCAGCCCGTCACCGAAGCGAGAGCCGCATGAAGCGCTGGTCCCTCAACGTCCACGCACCACGCCTCGGCCACTTCGGCACGTTCTCGCTGATCGGCCTGAAGTGGAATTGGTGCCGCTACGACGCGCCGAGCAACCTTGGCGGCTGGGTGTCGGTGCAGGTTGCGCTGCTTGGGTTCTCTGCGGCGCTCACGTACTGGAGGGGCGCATGAGTCGCCACTTCCTGATTCCCGACACGCAGATCCGGCCAGGCGTCGCGACCGATCACATCGACTGGATCGCGCAGGCCATCGTGGAATACCGCCCCGATTGCGTCGTCCACATTGGCGACCATTGGGACATGCCGAGCCTGTCGATGCACGACGGCGTTGGCAGCATGAAGATGGAGGGCGCCCGCTACGAGGACGACATTGAGTCGGGCAACGAAGCATTCGCTCGGCTCACGATTCCGATGGAGACCGAGCGCGCCCGCCTGAAGCGCAACAAGGAAAAGCAGTGGAATCCGCGCAAGGTGTTCTGCTTCGGCAACCACGAGAACCGCATCAACCGAGCGGTAAACAGTGCGCCGAAGTGGGCAGGGACGATTGGCGAGCATCACATGCGCACGCTGGATTGGGAGCGTCGCCCGTTCCTTGATCGCGTGTGGCAGGACGGCGTTCTGTACTCGCACTTTTTCCAGAGCAGCCACAGCTCGCACGCCATCGGCGGCTCCATCGACAACCGCTTGAACAAGATTGGCACGAGCTTCGTGCAGGGCCACGAGCAGGGCTTCCGCTACGGCACGCGCATCCAGGCATCGGGCGCGACGTGGCACGGGCTGGTGGCTGGCTCTGCGTACCTGCACGACGAGGATTACCGGGGCAATCAGGGGCAGGGACATTGGCGCGGCGTCGTCGTGCTGAACGAGGTGCGCGACGGCGATTACTGCGTGATGCCGCTGACGCTGGACTACCTGTGCCGCAAGTACGAGGGCATCAGCCTCGGGGAATTCTTGCGGAAGAAATACAAGGACGCGGAATACAAATACACGTTGGCGAGGGCTGCATGACCTACTTCCACATCGGCGCAATCGTCTTTCAGTTCGCCTGCATGGTGGCATTCGCCTACGTTGGCGCATGGGGGTGGGTGCTGTGGTGCGCGGTGTTCGCCGCGTACTCGACGTGGCGCATCCAGAAGGACAAGGCGGCGCAGACCGCCAAGGGGAGGGAAGAGTGAATTGGTTGCGGAGACTGTTTGCGAAACCAGCCATCGGCGTGCTGTTCGGGCTTGATCCGCCGAAGGGCTGCCACTTTGACGTGTCCTGCTTTGAAAACAGTTCGTGGCACGTCCGAATCGTGCGCTGGGGGAAAGATCTTGCCCACGAGTGCGAGCTAATCGACAGGTTTGGCCGTGGGGTCAAGACGGACGAAGACCTGATTGTAGCCGCCGCGAAAAAGGCTCTCTACGCCTACGACATGCGGGGTGAAATCGATGCGCGCAAGCGAGTCGTGCGCAGTCTTTCGGGCTCCTATCCGCCGAAGAGTACTTCTCACGGGATCGCCAAGGGGAAGGGCAGTGGCTGAGGGTTACATCTACGTCGGCGGATTCCAGCCGCACCCTGATGTTCTCTACATCAAGGCGGGCAAGTCATGCCGCCCCAAGGATCGGATGAAGCAGTACGGGACGATGGTCCCTGGCGGCCTCAACTTCATGGAGGCCGCAAAGACCGACACGCCGAACAAGGCGGAGAGGGGGTTGCTGACGGCCCTCGCGGAAATGGAGGGGATGGAGGCTATCGGCGGCGAGTGGTTCAAGTGCCACCCCTTCATGCGACTGCCCGCTCTCGATCAGTTGCGAGTTTTTGGGCGAGAGGTGTTGAACGTGCGCCCGTTCTGCCCCGCGCCATTTGGATCAGCAGCTCCCGGTAAACGTGGACAGCGGAGGACGCGACGTGGGTAAGGAAGTCGAGAAGATCATCGCGGACCTGCGTGCGGTCTATCGCAACAAGGCTGACGACGGCCCCGACTTCGACGCGCGTGCTGGTGCTTGGTGGTGGGGGCAGACCGACGACGAGTTCGCCTATGCGGTTGGGTCCGCCGATCTGGTTTCGTCAGACCCTGTAGCCAAGCACCTATATCTGTTTAGCCGCGCTGGTGACTTGGCGGGTGCGCAAGCAATCGCGTCAGTCATTTCGTGGTGCCACGGAACGGCTGCGGAGGCTGCCAGCACGGCAGGCGGGCCTCGCGGGCGTCCTCAGGTGGTGCTTGACCGCGAGTCGCGCTGGTGGCGTCAGGCGGGCCAGGATGGGGCTGCACTCGCCATGTGGGGCGAAGCGAGCTGGTGGGGTGACGCCTTCCGTGAAGCGATTCCCGGCATCAACAAGCGGTGCGCCAAATATCGCTGCGGCTCGCAGGCATACGGGCGTGTGCGCGAGTACGTTGAGCGCGAGGCCAAGTCGCTGATCGACAACTTCAAGCATGACTTGGAGTCGGTTCTGGTCGGGCGCTATGACCCCGGCTTCCGCGCACGCTGGGAGCTGCGTACTGGCACAACGTTCGCTGAAGTCTCTATCTGATATGGGCTGGCGGGCCGACCTGTCACACTGAATCTAAGGGGTGCATTGCATCCCGCCCCGCCTCTGCATCATTACGCCGCTCGCTGACGAGCAGCGCCGACTAACAGAGTCGCCGCCACAAGCGCGCGGGGCAAATCTCCTGGAGGCTGCCGCCATGTCCGAAGAGCTGGAAGAGATTGAGGACGACGGCCCGCCCGAGGACGTGATGCACGGGCCGGACGGCTCGCTGGACTGCATCAACGGGCGCTTCGACTTCATCGCCTTCTGGCTCGCCAAGCTGGGCATCGACGACCCCGCAGGCGCCGCCCTGAGCTTCGGCGAGGGGTGCAGCGTGTCCATCCTGCATCCGGTCACGGGCGAGTGGCTCACGCCGCAGCAGATCGCCAAGAAGGCGGGCGTGGCCTCGGTTCGCTCTATCCAGTAATGGACGCCGACGCGCTGTCCGACCTCGACGCGGCGGACGAAGACCTGCTGCGCCTTCGGGCGATGGCAAACCAGATCGCCATGCACATCGTGTTTGACGGCAAGCAGATCGTGGTCCGCTGCCAGAACGGCGAGGACGTGGAGTGGTTGTGTCGTCGGGTGCTGGAGCAGTACGCGGCGCCAGAGGGCCGAACGGTCAACTGAAACCTTCTAGAGCGCGCGCCGCTCCATAAGCTTCCCCTCGGTCACGCTTCTGGCGGGCCGATACGAGCCTCCGGGCTCGGCCTATCGACGCGGGTTGCAAATCGTCGGCAAGTGTCACGAATTACCGACATTTCGGAACACTGAAAGCGCCACGTGCGCAGAAGGAAACACGTGGGCGATTACCTCTCATTCGGCCTCGGGGCGGTCACCGCCGCCGTAGGCGTCATCGTGTGGCTGGTTCGGCTTGAGGGCCGACTCAACGTGCAGGTTGCCAAGCAAGAGGCGACAGACAAGCGCGTGGACGGCCTGGAGGAGCGGATCGTGGCGCAGCTAGACCGCATCGAAAACCGCTTGGACACGTTGGCCCGGCAATGAGCAAGGCGAAGGTTGGCGCGGCGAGTGCAGTTGTCCTGCTGCTCGCTGGCGGCCTGATCGCGAAGTGGGAGGGCGTGCGGTACGAGCCCTATCAGGACGTGGTTGGCGTGTGGACCGTTTGCTACGGCAGCACGACCAATGTTGACCCGTCGCGCAAATATACGCGCGCTGAGTGCGAGGCGCGGCTTGACGCAGATATGCGAGTGGCGGATAGCGCCGTTCGCCGCTGCGTCGGCCGCGATATGCCAGACGGTGTTCGCGCAAGTCTGATTTCGTTGGTGTTCAACGTCGGGCCGAAGCCCGTCTGCCAAGGCTCGCCGGGGAAGTTCGCCCGCGCTGGAGACTGGCCGAATACGTGTAAGTCGCTCGACCTCTACAAGTTCGCCGGGGGTCGGGTGTTCCGTGGTTTGGTGCTTCGTCGCGCAGACGAGCGCAAGGTTTGTGAGGGTAGATGAGTTTCGATCTGCGTCACGGTGACTGCCTAGAGATCATGGCGCAGTTGTCGGACGCGAGTGTCGATCTGATCCTGTGCGACCTCCCGTATGGGACGACCGCGTGCAAGTGGGACAGCGTGATTCCGTTTGAGCCGCTTTGGGCGCAGTACCGGAGGGTTGCGAAGAAGAACGCGGCCATCGTGCTGACAGCGAGCCAGCCGTTCACGTCGGCCCTGATTGCGAGCAACCTGCGCGAATACCGTTATTCGTGGGTGTGGGATAAGGCAACCATTTCCAACCCAATGCAGGCCAAGCGCCAGCCGCTACGGCAGCATGAGGACGTAACAGTGTTTGCGGCTGGTGGCGCACCCGCGTACTACCCGCAGAAGACGGACTTGCACATCAAGTCGAAGTGGAGGCAATACGCGCAAAACGACGATGCGGCGATCCCCGGCAACGTAGGCGCGACTGGTGTGGTTGAGGGTAAGTATCCCAAGACGATCATTCGCTTCCCCGCTGCCAAGTTGGTAGGGCGCACGGTCCACCCCACGCAGAAACCCGTCGCGCTGATGGAATACCTGATCCGCACTTACACGGAGGCGGGCCAGACGGTGCTGGACAACTGCATGGGAAGCGGCACCACGGGCGTGGCCTGCATGAACCTCGGCCGCCAATTCATCGGCATTGAGCGCGACGACAAATACTTCGCCATCGCATCCGAGCGGATCGCGGCGGCACAGAGGAGCGCAGCATGATCGCATTCGCCCTAGGCGTCGTCATCGGCATTCCCCTCGGCGGCGCAATCACGATCTACGCGCTGTGGAAGAACGGAATCATCAGTTGGGACGACCGTTGACTCCGGCAGGCGACTGCACTTGCGACACAGGCCAGTGCTGGCGCTGTCAGGAGCGGATCGACCCGCCGCAACTAATCAAGAAGGCATCAGAAATGACACCCGACAAGCGCGCCACGCTGCTGAAGGCTTGCATCTTCATCGGCGCGTGCCTGCTGCTCGTTGGGGGCTACATCACGCAAGAGATCTGGCTTAGCGCGGTAATCGGGAGTTAGGTATGCGCATTCTTCTGCTCGCCCTTCTGGCTTTCGTAACGGGGTGCAGCGGATGCGTAAGTCTACCGAAGGAGCCTGACCCGCATTCCTTCGCGCTGCGCCTGGAGTTCGAAAACGGGCTGTGTAGCGCAACCGCAATCGGCCCCGACGAGATCATCTCAGCAGCCCATTGCTTCCGCGATGGCGGCCGACTGAACAAGATTGGCAGCCAGGCGGCACGCGGCTACACGGTGACGCCTGCTGGCGAGGATGTGGTGCGGGTGAAGTTCGCCGCTGGCGTGCATTTCGTGGCGTGGGCCAAGAAGTTTGGCAAGGCGGTACAGGCTGATCGCGTCCGCTGGTACGGCAATCCATTGGGTGCCGAGGACATGCTGCGCGAAGGCTACGTCTCCGGCGTCGTGGATGGCATGGTCGTGATCGCTGCGGCCACATGCGTAGGCGATAGCGGCTCGGGCATCTTCAACCAGCGCGGTGAGCTGATCGCGATTGTGAGCAGGATTCCGACGCCCAAGTGCAGCGTGTTCGTGCTGGCGGTGCCGGTATGATCCTGCGCGCCTCGCTGTACCTCAACGCAATCCTGTTGCTCGCCTGCTTACTGCTTGGTGGCCTGTGGAAGTACGAGGTTCACCGCAAAGAGTTGGTGATCGCCAAGTACGCCAAGGCGCAGGTAGAGGCCCAGGCCCGCGCCCGTGACGCCGAGATCCGCAACGTGCAGAACATCGCACGCATTGCCGACATCTACGAGAGAGACAAGAGGGCAGCCGATGAAGCGCAACGCAAGCTGGTTGCTGATCTGCGCGCTGGCACTGTCCGGCTGCAAAAGCGTTGGGCCGGTTGTGTGTCCGAGGCTGGCGCCACCGCCGCCGAGCGTGATGCAGCCGCCCGAGACCGAGAAGAAAGTGTCGCGCGAGTTCTTCGTGCAGCCCGAGACGCCGATTCGCAGATAAGGGCTTTGCAGGACGTGGTCCGCGCGGATCGCGGGCAGTGATTGGGGAGTCACCATGAGTGTTATTGCTGCGCTGTCCGCTTTGCGTTATGCACTGGACCACCCGGATTGTTGTGCGCTCACTCCGCCCAACGGGCGAGAAACCGACAGAGCAACTCGCGCGGAGATTGACGGCTACTGGCGGCGAATTGCAGCTGATGCCAACGACCAAATCCGCGCCCTCCAAGAGATTGTGAGGAAGGACCGCACGCCATGATGATGCAACAGTTCCAGCGCCCGATGCAGCAGTGGGGCATGGGCTACAGCTATTCGCCCGAGAACATCGATCCGGGCGGCATGGGTCGTCCTCGTGGCCCGATGCCTCCGCACATGCGCACGGGTGGCGGTATGCAGCCGATGCAGCGTCCGATGCAGACGGGTGGCGGCTCGCCCATGCAGGCGTTCAACCCGATGCAAACCGGCGGCCCCGGCCAGATGCAGCAGTTCAATCCTATGCGCACGGGCGGGATTGGCCAGATGTTCAACATGCAGCGACCCATGCAGACAGGCGGGCCGATGCCTCCGATGCAGCAGCACCAGTGGCAGACGGGCGGGGGCAATCCGCTGGCGCGCATGTTCTATGGGGCGCAGCGCTAGGCCATGAGTGGGCCGGACTACGCAGACTGGTCGCACGCCGACCTGCTGCGCCTTCGGAACTCGCTCGCGGCCAACGATCCGATGCAGGCCGTGCTGGCGCCATACGAACACGCGGCATTCGCCCGCGAGTGGACGCAAGAGAATCCGATGGTCGCAGTCCCTGCGCTGTCGGTGGCGATCCCCGGCTACTCGCTGGCGAAGAAGTTCGGGCTGGTCAAGGCGCGGACGCCAGGCACCTTGTCCGAGATGGCGCAGTCGTTCGGCGGGATGCGCAACGGGCTGGCGGCATTCATGCAGGCGAAGAGATGAAGCCGATAAAGCTAACCCTTCGGTATGACTGGCACCGCCGTTGCTGGTGGCGTCTCCTCGGTATTTACGCAGACGGCCCAATCTGGGGGCTTGTTGAGCAATGAGCGGCAAAGGACACGCACCGCGCCCATTCGCGGTAGACCAAGACACGTTCGCGGACAACTGGACGCGGACATTCGGAGCCAAGGCGGAAGCCAGCTCAAATAAAGTAGAGGCCGCAAATGGCAACGGATGCGAACCTGACCCGCAAGGGCAGGGGCAGGCCGAAGGGTTCGCCGAACAAGCTGGGTAAGGCCGCCAAGGACGTGATCGCGGAGGCTGCTGCGGAATTGGGCGGCGCTGAGCGCTTGATTGCATGGGCCAAGCTTGATCCGCTGAACGAACGCGCATTTTGGGCAACGATCTACCCGAAGCTGCTCCCGTTGACGGTGAGCGGCGACCCCGAGAACCCGCTGGGGTTCCAAGTCGTTGAGCGTCGCATCGTCAAGCCCGACTGATGCGGACATTGCAGATCGACACTGCTGCGGTCTTCGAACCGCTGCTGGCGCCTGCGCGCTACAAGGCGGCCCACGGTGGCCGAGGGTCGGGCAAGTCCCACTTCTTCGCGGGCAAGCTGATTGAGGACGCGCTGGCGGAGCCTGGCGACCACGGCGAGGGCTTGCGTAGTGTCTGCATCCGCGAGGTGCAGAAGGATCTGGCGCAGTCCTCCAAGGCGCTGATCGAAGCCAAGCTGCGGGACTTCAACCTTGGCGAGAAGGACGGCTTCAAGGTTTACCGCGATGTGATCCAGACACCCGGCGACGGGCTGGTGATCTTCAAGGGCATGCAGGACTACACCGCCGAGAGCATCAAGTCGCTGGAGGCGTTCAAGCGGGCGTGGTGGGAGGAGGCGCAATCGGCCACGGCCCATTCGCTCTCGCTGCTGCGACCGACGATTCGCGCGCCGGGTTCGGAGCTGTGGTTTAGCTGGAACGCACGGCGCAAGACTGATCCCGTTGACATGCTGTTCCGGGGCGAGGAGAAGCCAACGGGCTGCGTCGTCGTCCAAGCGAATTGGCGCGACAACCCGTGGTTCACCCCGGAGCTGGAGCAGGAGCGGCTGGACTGCCTGCGAATGCAGCCGGACCAGTACGACCACATCTGGGAAGGCGGCTACATCACGGTCGCTGAGGGCGCGTACTTTGCGCGTCAGTTGGCCGAGTGTAAGGCGCAGGGGCGGGTGGGTTCGCTCTCACGCGATCCGCTGATGACCACGCGCGCCTATTGGGACATTGGCGGCACGGGTGCGAAGGCCGACGCCTGCGCTATCTGGATCGTGCAGTTCGTGGGCGAGCAGGTGCGCGTCCTCGACTACTACGAGGCGGTCGGCCAGGAGTTGGCCGCACACGTCAACTGGCTACGCGCCAAGGGCTACGAGAAGGCGCAATGCGTCCTCCCGCACGACGGCGTGCAGCACGACAAGGTGTATCGCGTCACCTACGAGAGCGCGCTGCGGCAAGCAGGCTTCGACGTGCGCTCCGTGCCGAACATGGGCGCGGGTGCTGCGACGACGCGCATTGAGTCGGTGCGCAGGCTGTTTCCTGCGATCTGGTTCAACGCACAGACGACCGAGGCGGGGCGCGATGCGCTCGGCTGGTACCACGAGAAACGCGACGAGGCCCGTGGCATCGGGCTTGGGCCTGACCACGATTGGTCGAGCCATGCCGCCGACGCCTTCGGGCTGATGGCGGTGGACAAGGCCCAGCAACCGACTGCGCACCAAGCCCCGCTCAACTATCGAAGGATCATCCGCTGATGTTGGACTGCCTGATTGCAATAGCGCCGATGCTGGAAGAGATGGCGCACGCCGAGCATTTGCACAAGCGGCTGAAAGAAGCTCACGAAGCGGGCGATCACGGCATGTACGCGGCCATCCTCAAGGTTGAGCGTGAGCGCGAAGACCACAAGAAGGCGCTGGTCGTCGCGCGTGCTAGCGCGCCTGTCGTCAATGTCACGGTGCGGAACTACTACTGATGACCGACTACGGCACGGAAGCCAAACGCGAGCCCATCGACGAGGCCGAACTGGAGCGCATGTCGCGCGAGTTCATCCGCTCGTCCTTGGGCGGCCTCGACTCCGAGATCGGCGCTGTCCGTGAGCGCAACATCCGCGCCTACAACGGTGCGGCCGAGGGCGACTTTGCACCGCCGGACATTCTCGACCGCTCGACGTTCGTGTCTACGGACGTGGCCGACACGGTTGATGGCATGTTGCCGCAGATTATCGACGTGTTCGTCTCAGACGAGAAGGCAGTCGAGGCCAAGCCGAAGAAGGGCGGGCCGGAAGCGCTGGCTGTCGCACGCACGGTCACGGGGTACCTGAACCACCTGTTCTACGACCAGAACGAAGGCCTGAACATCCTGTACGACTGGTTCCAGGATGCGGGCTTGCAGAAGGTCGGCTTCGCCAAGGCGTGGGCCGAGGAAGAAAAGGAAGACGCGCGCCAGGAGTACGAGCAGCAGACGCCGGACCAGTTGGCGATGCTGTTGCAGGACGGCGTGGAGCTGGAGGCCGAGCCGGAGATCGACGAGAACGGCTTGCTGTCGTTCACCGTCATTGACCGCTCGCAGTCGGTCAAGATTCGCGCCGATTGCATCCCGTCCAACGAGATGCGCGTTGGCCCCACGTCGAAGTGGGGTGCTGATCCCATCGCCATCGGTGAGGTGCGGCAGAAGCCGCGCTTTGAGCTGGAGGAGATGGGCTACGACTTGGAGAACGTGGGCGGCGAAGGTGTCACGCTCAACGCCGAGTCGGATGCGCTGCTGGGTGATGGCTTCGGTGAGGCTGAGAACGAGCTGCACGACAGCCACAAGCTGTACGAGTACGCGGAGCTGTACTTCAAGCTGGACGTGGACGGCGACGGTGTTGCCGAGTGGGTGCAGCTGTGCCTGATCAACGGCACGCTGATGACCCACGAGAAGGTGGACGACCACCCGTACGCGTTCTTCAGCTTCATGCCGCTGGCCCATGCGTTCTACGGCAACTGTCCGGCGGATCGCGCCTACGGCATCCAGAAAGAGAATACGAACCTCGGTCGTCTGATGCTGGACAACCTGGCGTTCGCGGTGAACGGCCGGAACTACGTCAACACCAATGCCAACGTCAATATCGACGACCTCTTGGACAACCGTCCGGGCGGCTTGGTGCGCGGGCAGGGCGAGAACGGCGTGACGCCGATCCCGACGCAACAGATCCCGCAGTCTGCGTGGCAGATGCAGGAGTGGTTGAACGTCAAGCTGGAGAACCGCACCGGCTTCACCCGCTACTCGCAGGGCATGGACGCCGATTCGCTCAACAAGACGGCGACGGGCGTGCAGATCATCACCGGCAAGTCGGAGATGCGCCTGAAGCTGATGACGCGCTTTGCGGCGCTGGGCGTGAAGACGCTGTTCCGCAAGATGCTGAAGCTGGCTGTTGCACATCAGTCGGCCGAACAGTGGTTTGAGGTCAACGGTGAGTACGTCGCGGTGCGCCCGAACGAGTGGCGCGACCAATTCAACATCAAGATCAACGTGGGCTTGGGTCACGGCACGCGACAGGAAAAGATGCAGGCGGTCGGCGCCATGATCCCGCTGCAACAGATGGGTATGCAGGTCGGTGTCGTGCGTCCCGAACACATCGCAAACACGATCCGCTTGGGCGCCGAGGTCAACGAGTTCAAGAATCCCGAGCAGTTCTGCGACGAGCAGGCGCAGGGCTTGCCGAACCCCGAGCAGTTCGCGCAGATGCAGCAGCAGATGCAGGAATTGCAGCAGGAGAACGTGCAGCTCAAGGGTGACTCGCAGCTCAAGCAGGCCGAGTTGGGCCTGAAGCATCGCGAGATCGACCTGAAGGAACAGGAGTTGGGCCTCAAGGCCGTACAGGGCGAGCAGGAGTTGGCGCTCAAGTCACGTGACGCCGAGCGTGCCGACCACGAAACCAGCGTCAAGAGCGCCGAGACGCAACACAAGATGCAGCAGACCGACGACGAAGGCGAGCGCATCGCCGCGCTGGAGCAGCAGATGGCGCAAGTCGTTGGCCTGTTGCAGCAACTAGCCCCCCCGCAAGGCCAGGATGGCGCTCAGGGCATGGATGCCCCTCAGGAGCCGATGGCATGACCCGCGAAGCCGAAATCCGCCGCGCCCAACGCGCGCAGGAAGTGCTGAACAACGACGTGTTCGTCGAGGCGTGGGACATGATCGAAGCCGAGATCTACCGCCAGTGGCGCGAGAGCCGGAACGCAGGCGACCGCGAGCAGTTGCATCAGTTGCTGGGCCTGCACGGGAAGATCAAGGCGGCGCTGGAGGCGGTGATGCGCTCAGGCGACATCACGAAGGCGCAGTTGCAGCGCGATCAGACGCGCGCTGAGTCGCAGGTTGCGTACTTGGCGGGCCGATGAGCGGCGCTTGTGACACGCAAATCCGCCCATAGAATTGACGCATGAGCGACTGGATGATTGTTGTAGGCATCATTTCTCTGTCGGCAGTTGGCGCCCTCTACATGGTTGCCTGCTGCCTTGGTGTCGGCTTCAGCTTTCGCAGGAAAGACCCGCTCGACGTGATCGTGGTCAATGACGCTGGCCGCTTCGCTGGACACGTTTCCACGAAGCCAAGGCTGGTCAAATAAAATTATGCGCCGGTAGTGAAATGGCATCACGCGGGGCTCATAACCCCGAGTTGCGGGTTCGACTCCCGCCTGCGCTACCAACAGGCCCTGAGACAGTGGCTGCGGTGCAAGGCCGCCGGTTTGTCCACGATACGTGACTCCACATTACAGACCCCGCCAAGCGCGGGGTTTTTCATTTCCGCCTAGCGGGAATCCCGAGGCAATGGAGCCTCGGCGTATGACAAGGATGTTCCCATGCATGTGGTAGGTGACGGCCCCGAGGGCCAGCCGACCGAAGGTGTTGTGACGCTCGACGATATTGCTGACGCGATGGAGCCGAGCGAAGCCGCACCGGAAGAGTCGGAAGAGGAAGAGGACTCCGGCGAATCCGAAGAGGTTGAAGCCGAAGAAGAAGAGGCCGCAGAGACCGAAGAGGAAGAGGGCGAGGAACCCACTTTCACCATCAAGCACGATGGCAAGGAAGTGACCCTCAAGCAGTCCGAATTGGTCGAAATGGCCCAAAAGGGCTTCGACTACAGCACCAAGACGATGGCGCTGGCGAAGGAACGCGACGAGGCACAAGCCCATCGCGCCCGCGCCGACGAGCTGCGCACGCAGAACGAGCAGTACAGCGAGCAGCAGATCGACCGCTTGACCGCGATTGCGCACTTCGCGCAGGCGCAGGTTGGCGAGCCGCCCAACATCGCGCTGGCCCAGCAAGACGCCGCGCGCTACCTCGCAGAGAAACACCTGTACGACCAGCGACAGGGCCAGTTGCAGCAGGCATTGCAGGCCGTTGAACACCTCAAGTCGGAATCGCAGCGGCAACGCCAAGCGTGGATCGACTCGACTGCCAACGAGACCGAAGAAGCGCTGCGGAACACCCTTCCCGGCTGGAACGAAACGATGCTGGAGGAGTACGCGAAGTACCTCGGCGGCTACGGGCTCAACCCGCGCACCGCTGACGTGGCCTTCGTGCAGAAAGGGCTGTGGGAATTGGCGCACAAGGCCAAGCAGTTCGACGCGATCCAGGCGAAGAAGGCCGAGATCAAGCCGACGCCCAAGGCCGTCACGAAGGTGGCGAAACCCTCCGCACAAAACCAACCCGGGAAGGTCGCAGAGCGCATGAAGCGCGAAGCCGCCTTCAACAAGAACCCAAGCCTCGACTCGCTCGCCGAGTTCCTGCGCTAAACAAGGAAGTTCACAATGCCTACCAATATGCTCCAGACCTATACGGTCATCGGCATGAAGGAAGAGGTTGACGACAAGATCTATCGCGTCAGCCCCGAAGAAACCCCGTTCGTTTCCATGATCGGCCGCCGCTCGGTCGATTCGGTCACGCCCGAATGGCTGCGCGAATCGCTGCGCACCCCGGCCGCGAATGCCAAGGTCGAAGGTCTTGACGCGACCTACGCCGCGCAGACGCAGCCCGAACGCCTCAGCAACAAGTGCCAGATCATCAGCGACACGCTGTCGGTCACCGGCACCGCTGATCGTGTGGCGAAGTACGGCCGCGACAAGGAAACGGCTCGCCTCAAGGCGAAGAAGATGGTCGAGCTGAAGAAGGACATTGAGTGGGCGTCCCTCGACAACGGCGCGTTCGTTGCCGGTGACGCTTCGACCGCTCGCCAGATGCGTGGCCTGTACGGCTGGGTCGCCACCAACAACGAGCTGGGCGTCGCTGGTTCCCCGGCTGCCCCGGTCATCGCGACCAACACCGCGCCGGTCGCGGGTACGCTGCGTGCGCTGACGGAAGCGGTCTTCAAGTCGCTGATCCTGAAGGTGTACAACAGCGGCGGCAAGGCCGAAGTGTTCATGGTCAAGCCGACCCACAAGCAGATCGTGTCTGCCTTCACCGGCAACGTGACGCGCTTCAACGACGTGTCGAGCAAGGCGGTCCGCTTGCAGACCTCGTTCTCGGTCTACGGCCACGACTTCGGCGAGACCAAGATCGTGCCGAACCGCGTGATGGGCCAGGGCACGACCGTCACCAACGCGGGCCTTGCCAACACCGGCTACCTGATCGACCCCGAGCAGATCGAGCTGGGCGTGCTGCGTCCGTTCCAGTCGCAGCAGCTGGCGAAGGTGGGCGACGCCGAGAACCACCTGATCCTCACGGAATGCACGCTGATCGTGAAGGAAGAAAAGGCGCTCGGCGCGTACCGCGACATCACCGCCACGGGCGCGTAAGCAACACAACTGCGGCAACTCAGGGGCGTCCTTCGGGGCGCCCCTTTTCTTTTGGAGAGGCGAATGGCTGGCCGGATCGAATACGACGAGTGGGGCCGGATGGTCATTGTCCACGAGACGAGCGTGGAGGCCGAGAAGGCCGTCATCGAACATTGCAAGACCATGCAGAACGAGCGCGCCTTCGGCTCGTCTGAAATGCGCTATCTCGGCGAAGTGACGCCCTTCATGTTGCAGCAGTACTGCGACAAGAACGGCGTGAAGTGGGACGAGGCGATGCGGAACCCGGAGCATTTTCGCCGGATTCTCAATGACCCCGAAAATTCCTATGCGCGTGTGTGGAAGGGGCGCGTCTGATGCAGTTCGCCTCCTACACCGCCTTCCGCAACAGCCTGCTTTGGCTGATCGAAGGCGACGAACTCGCCACGACCTTCAGCCACAACACGGCTGACCTGATTATCGGGCTGGGCGAGGACCGTGTGTATTCCGGCGACCGCCTGACCCCCGGCCTGCGTGCGTCGTCGATGGTGTCGGACCTGTCCGTCGCCGTGGCGAGCAATGCAGCCGCACTGCCTGCGGACCTGCTTGAGCTGAAGGAAGTGTTCTTCAGTGGCGAGCCGCCGCTAGAGGTCATTCCGCTGGACCGCCTGCGTGCGCTTGAGGCTGACGGTAGCTCCACGGGCGCACAGGCGCGTGTATGCGCGCAGGACGGCGACACGCTGCGCTTCTGGCCCGTTGCCTCCGGCACGGCGCTGGGCAGCTACTACGCGAAGCCTGCGACGTTCGTTGACCTCCCCGACGTGGATTGGGGCGACGCCACGACGCTTGCCCGCTATCCCGCTCTCTTCATCTACGCCGCCCTGTTTGAAGCCGCGCTGTTCCTCGGCATGGTCGAGAAGGGTGCTGCGTGGGAGACGCGCTATCGGCAGTTGGCTGACGGCGCGAACCATGCCGAAGCGATGCGCGTCTATGGCGGTAGCCCGCTGCGGATGCGCGCACGATGAAGTGGGTGCCGTTTTCCTTCGGTGGCGGCGCCAACCGCGATGACGTGACGCCGTGGAGTCCGGAAAACTGGATCAACTACATGGCGGTCCGTGCCGAGCGCACGGGTGCCTTGTCGCCGGTCATGGCGAAGCAATGCCCTGGCGCCTCGGTGTTCACGGTCTTGCAGGCCGACAACCCGATTCGCGGGATGCACAACGCCGAAGGCTTGGGCCTGATCGTCTGCGGGCAGACGCTTTACACGATTGCCGTCAATGGCGAAGTCACCGCACGCGGCACGATTCCGGGCGTCAACCGGGTGTCCATCTCGCACAACCAGATCACGGGTGGCAACGAGGTTGCCATCGCCAACGGTCTGTCCGGCTATATCTACAACACCAAGACGCAGACGCTGACGCAGATCACCGACGACGGGTTCAGCGGCGCGAAGGTCTTCGACTTCATCGACGGCTACATGATGGGCGTCGAGTCCGGTGGGCGCTTCTGGTTCTGGTCGGACCTTGCGTCGGCTGGCTCGTACAACACCATCGACCGCGCCGAAGCCGAAGCGCAACCAGACCGCATCGTCACTGGCCGCTCCTCGCACCGCGAGTGGGTCGTGTTCGGCGAGCGATCGACGGAGTTCTACCGCAACACGGGCGCGGCAACGGGCACGTTCCAGCGCGTTGACGGTACGGAGCTGGAAATCGGCTGCCCGTCCACGTTCGGCGTCGCGAAACTCGACAACACCCTCTACTTCGTCGGCAACGATGGCTCCGGCTATCGCCTCGACGGCTACACGCCGGTTCGCATCACCACGCACGGCATTGAGCAGGCGTGGAGTCGGTGCAGCTTGGCCGACTGCTACAGCTTCACGTTCGAAGACCAAGGCCACAAGGTCTGGTACGTCACCTTCACCGATGGCCAGACGTGGGGCTACGACGTTGCCACGGGTGAGTGGCACCAGCGTGTGTCCGAAGGCATCGACTTCTGGCGCATGTCGGACATGATGCGCTGGAACACGGGCTGGATCGCGGGCGACTACGCGAACGGCGCGCTGTACTTCCTCGACTGGAACCTCTGCACCGAAGGCGACGACGAGCTGATCCGCGAGATCACGCTCCCGCCCATGCACAACGCGGGCAACCGCTTCGGCGTGCCTGCGGTCATGTTTCAGTTCGACTCGGGCAAGAACAGCGCATCCTTCCCGCCGCCGCGCGTGTGGCTGGCTGCCCTGCGCATCACAGGCGACCTGCCCAACGGCGTCTCCGGGCAGGAAGTCATCTACGCCTACCAATCCTCCGGCGGCGTGTATCCGCATTCCTTCTCCATCGTCTCTGGCGCGCTTCCTGCGGGCCTGAGCATGGACAGCAGCGGCGTGGTCTCCGGCACGCGCACGACGCCTGGCGAATACAACTGGACCGTCCGCGTCACCGACAATCGCGGCGACACGGCCGACCTTGCGGACAACTCCGTCACCGCTGCGGGTCTGTCGCTTACGGGTGACGTGCCGGACGGCACCATCGGCACGGTCATCTCGACGCAATACACGGCCTCCGGTGGCGTTGGCCCGTACACCTACGCCATCCAGAGCGGCACGCTGCCTGCGGGCACGTCCATGAGTTCTGGCGGCCTCGTGACGGGTACGTACACCACGGCCTCGTCGAACTCGTGGACCGTGCGCGCGACCGATAGCGCGGCGCAGACCGTGGATCTTGCCGACACGGCAGACGTAGGCGGCCTGATCATCAATTGGGAAGCCAAGAGCCCCGTCGCGACGCTTGCCATGTACTCGTCGCACATCGACGGCGACACCATCGCGATTGGTCACGACAACAACCGCGTGTCGTACTCGACGGATCGCGGCGATACGTGGACGATCAACCACGCGGCGCACTCGTCCACTGCCGACATCACCGGCATCGTCAAGTTCCTTGGCGATTGGTACGTCTTCGGCTCGTGGAGCGGCGTGGGCCGCATGGCGAAAGGCACGCTTGGCGCATTCGTCCCGCAGACGATCACGTGGGAGCCTGGCCGCCTCGGCCAGTCCGCCTTCGTCATCGGTGGCGCCCTGTATGTCGCGGAGCATCGCGGCACCTCGGGCAACCTCAAGCTGCGCAAGTCGCTGGACGGCACGTCATTCGCAGCCATCGACACGGGCATCGCGCCAAGCGCGAACAACGTCAGCATTTGCTCGCACGCCGAGACCTCGGATGGTTGGCACCTGTTTGGCACGACCAACGGGAAGTTGCTGCGCACCAACGACTTCAGCACGTTCACCAGCATTTCGATGGGCCTTACCAGCTCCATCTCGGTGGCGGCGCTCGGCACGACCGTGCTGGTGGGCGGCTTGGTTGGCTCTGTTCAACACGTCGCACGCTCGACCAACAGCGGTTCCTCGTTCGCAACGCCGTATTCGGGCGGGAACAAGGTGCTGGCGAACGGCTACCACTTCATCGCGGGGCTTGGCTCCGGGGTCAACACCTCGCCGGATGGCACCAGCGGCTCGTGGACGAATCAGCTCACCACGCTGAACCTCGGCAACGGCGTCTATGCGGGCGGCGCGAACGGCTACGCCACGGGCGACCTCGCGTGCTTCGGCACCTCCACAACGTATGTCTACGTGGGTGACGTTTCGTGAACCAGATCGAAGTGTCGGTTAGCAAGAATGGCGGCCACACCTTCAGCGATCCGCGCCTTGTTGCAGCGGGTGAGACGGGCGAGTTCGTCAAGCGCCTGATTCTGCGTCGCTGGGGCATCGGACACCACATCGTGTTTAAGATTCGGGTGACGGGCGACTTCCGCGCCAACCTGATGGCTGCCTACATGCAGACGGAGCCTGCGGGTCAGTGAAGCCCATCCAGCTTGTCGCCTCCGGCTGGGACGTTGGCCCGCTGCAAGGGCAGTTGGACGCGCATCCCGAGCTGTGGGACGAGCATCGCCAGCGCACGACGATCTACGAAGGTCCGCATGGTGACGTGTCGGACGTGTGGTGCCGCTACAACGACTTCGGCAACTTCACGGGCGACATGGCGGCGTTCAACGAGCCGCACGCAAGCGTGTGGTATCCGAGCATCACGAAGATCCCCGCCGCGTGGTCACTCGCGCGCAAGGTGCAGCGCTTCGCCAAGGCTGAAAAGCTGGGCGGCGTGCTTCTCACGCGGATTCGTCCGGGCGGCCAGGTGAAGCCGCACATCGACTCGGGCTGGCACGCCTCGCATTACCGCAAGTTCTGCGTGTCGATCAAGGCCGACCACAACCAAGCCTTCTGCTTCGACGATTGCGAGCTGCGCACCGTGGACGGTGACGTGTTTGAGTTCCGCAACGATGTGACGCATTGGGTACCGAATCAGTCGGCCCGTGAGCGGATTTCGTTAATCGTTTGCGTTCGGTGACTTGAAAACCACGAACGGCACGCGGTCGTCAGGAAGCTCAAAAAGCGCCCCGTCGCTCATGCGGATTACGTAGTCGCGTGTGCCAGTTCCACAGGCGACTTGGATCGTCCAGAACTCGCCGGACTTCTTGGCAACAAAGTCGGGTTCAGACATTGCGGTTCCCCGTGAAAGCCATGCTGGCAAAAGTGTACCTGAGGGCGGTTTAGCGAATGTCAAGTGTTGATTTCATCGTGCTGGGCCTTCCGCGCTCAGGCACGACATGGCTCGCAAACTGGCTGACCACCGACCGCACGCTCTGCCTGCACGACCCGTTCGCCAAGCAGCTTCCCGAGCATTGGGAAGGCGGCACGAAGCGTCTCGGGATCAGCTGCACGGGCGCCTACCTCATGCCGAAGTGGCTGGAGCAGTTCGACTGCCCCGTCGCGATCATCGAACGCGATGCGGACGAGTGCGACAAGTGCCTCAAGAAGCTGGGGCTTCCCAGCACGAACGGCATCCGTGGCGCGTTTGCGAAGGCCAAGGGCAAGCGCTGGACATTCGCTGACCTCTGGAACGAGGACAAGGCGAAAGAGATTTGGTCGCACCTGTTGCCGGGGATTCCCTTCGACAGTGCGCGCTACCGCTTGCTGCGTGAGATGCGAATTGAACCGCGCGACTACGGGATGGACCCGGTAGTCGTACATGAACTGATGGAACGCGGCTGGCTTCAGCCGGAATAAGGGAGAGGCAAGGATGCCTTGGGGCGTAATTGCAGGTGCCGTCATCGGCGCGGTCGGCTCAAACATGGCCGCAAAAAAGGGTGCGGATGCGTCGAGCGACGCCACGTACATGAACATTTGGTACCAGCAGCAGCGCGATGCGCAGAACCGCGCGGACAACCTGCCGTTCATGCAGTCTGCTTATGGCGCGCTGGGTCGTCAGAACGACTTCCTCAACGGCGACTACTCGGGCTTTATGAACTCGCCCGATTACAAGTTTCGCTTCGATCAGGGGATGCAGGGCCTGGATCGCAGTGCGGCTGCGCGTGGTGGCCTGTACTCGGGCGGTCACACGGCCGACACGATCCAATACGGGCAAGGCATGGCCGCGCAGGGCATGAACGACTATTGGGCCAAGCTCGCGGGGCAGGCGGGGCAGGGCTATCAAGCCGTCGCCAACGTCGGCCAGATGGGGCAGCAAGGCGCCAACGCTGTTGGCAACGCGATCATGCAGAACGGTGCGAATCGCGCTTCGTCCTACGCACAGCAGGGCCAGAACTGGCAGCAGACCGCTGGTGCGCTCGGTAACGCCTTCACCTACTGGAACAGCAACCGGGGCTCCTAATGGGCATTTACGACATGGCGATGGACGGCCTGCGCATCGCTGATGCGGGCCGCGAGCGCAAGAAGCAGAAGACGCTGGCGCTGCTGCTGTCGCAGGCGTACCAGAACCCTGATCAGCGCGAGTCTGCGCTGGGCGAGGCGATGGCGATTGACCCGCAGCAGGCAATGGCCGCGCGGCAGCAGTTCAGCGGCATGGACGACGACCGCAGGAAGCAAATCGTCCAGCACGCGCAGATTTTCGCCTCCATGCCTGACGAGATGAAGGTGCAGGCGTATCCGCAACTTGCGGCCGAAGTGCGCAAGATCACCGGCATTCCGGTGCCGGATCAGTACGACCCGAAATTCCTGCCGATGATTCAGCAGATGGCGGGTGGCAAGGAGGCCGAGCAGTTCACGCTGGCGCCTGGCTCCGCGCGTTACGACGCCTCGGGCCGCCAGATCGTGTCGCAGCCCTTCGCGCCGGTCAATTCGCAGCTTGCGAACGTGCCCACAGGCGATGGCGGCTCGCAGCAGATGCTGTTCAACCCGCGCTCGGCGGAGTTCTCGCAGCCAAACTACGGTGGCGGCACTCCGCGCAATCCGCAGGAAGTGCAGGCAGCCATCCAGCAGCTTGCTGGTCGATTCGGCGGGCAGATTTCCAGCATGGTCCGGACGCCGGAACACAACCGCGAGGTTGGCGGCGTTCCGAACAGCCAGCACATTCGCGGCACTGCGGGCGATGTGGTCATCGGCGACCCCGCGATGCGTCGCTCGTACATGGAAGCAGCGAAGGGCATGGGCTTCTCCGTCATTGACGAAGGCGACCACTTGCACACGCAGCTCCCGCGTGGCGCACAGATCGCGCAGCAGGGTCCGCTGGGCTACACGCCTCCGAAGTCGGAGACGCAGCAGCCCTCAGCGATGATGGAAAAGCTGCAACTCGCGCAGCAGATGGGCGCGACGCCGGATCAGCTCAGGAATATGGTCATTGGCGACACAGGCGGCGGCAAGCCGTCGGCCACGATGTTGAAGCAGGCGAACACCGCCAAGCTGAAGCTGATCGACTTGAATGCCATCGAACACCAGCTCTCGCTCGTGGAAAACGCGTTCCAACCGCTGGAAAACTCCTTCTCGGCTACGCCCTATGTCGGCAAGTATCTGCCGACCGAGGACGGCAAGCGATTCGATGCGGCGGTCTCGCTGTTGCAAGGCATGGTGCGCAAGCTCACGCGCACGCCTGGCGAAGGCGCCATGTCCGACTACGAGACGCAGCTCGCACAGCTCGCCAACCCGAGCCGCAGTGAGTACGAGTCGGTAACGAAGGACCAATTGGCGCAGTTGAAAGCGCTCGTCAAGGCAACGCGCGACGGTTACCAAGCGGTCCTTGAGGACAACGGCGGCAGCTCCGCGAACATCCAGCCGCGAGAGACGAACACGCAAGACTCCTCCATCGACGCCCTTCTGGACAAATACAAGTAATGGCGACCGTCGAGCAGTTGGAAGCCGCGCTTCGCAAGGCCGACGCGGCGGGCAATGTGGATGATGCGCGCCAGTTGGCAAGCGCGATTCGTTCCATGCGAACGGCAGCGCCCGCTGCTGCGCCTGCGAAGCCGGACTTCGGCGGGGTGAAAGGCTCGGTCAACGTCGCAGCGACCGACCCGAACGCCTTCCGCGTGTTGCAGGAGTCGGACCCGAACGCCAGCGCCAACTACGAGAAGTGGCGTACCGAATCGTCCGCGCGCGACTACGCACAGATGCCGTGGTATCAGCAGGCCGCCATCGGTCTTGGCGAGCCCGTGGACCGCGCCATCCGTGGCATCGGCGGTCTGGTGCAAGGCGACACTCCGCAAATGCGCGAGATGGAATCCAAGGCGCGCGAGTTCAACGATGCGACCGTGAAGTCTACGGCCGCAGGCAATACGGGCCGGTTCGCTGGTGACGTTGCGCTGACCGCTGGGCCGATGGGTAAGGGCATCAAGGGCGCGATGGCGGTTGGCGCGCTCTACGGTGGCTTGCAGCCTGTTGCTGAAGACGAAAGCCGACTGACGAACGCCGGGATTGGCGCTGGCGCTGCTTGGATCGGCGGCAAAGCGGGCAATGCGCTCTCTGGCTGGGGCGAGCGTGCCGCAAAGGCGATTCCGCAAGAGACGCGCAGGCTGTACGAGCTGGCGAAGTCGCACGGCATCACGCTGACCCCGGCGCAACTTTCCGACTCCAAGGCGCTGAAGTTCATTCAGTCGCAGTTGGAGCGTATGCCAATCATCGGTGGCTCCAAGAAGACCGAACAACAGATCGCGCAGTTCAACCGCGAGCTTGCCAAGACGATTGGCGAGGACGCGGACGTGGTGACGCCCGAGGTCTATGCGGCGGCCAAGAAGCGCATGGGCCGCGAGTTCGAAGACCTGACGGGGCGGAATAGCCTCGACGTGTCTCCGGACCTCCTGCGGCGCCTGGAGGCCATCCGCAGCGAAGCCGCCCTTGCTGGCGACGACGCGCAGAAGGCCGTTGGGAACGCGCTGGATTCGATCTACGCGCGGCTGGGGACAGGAGTGGAGGGCGGCGCACAGGACGGCACCACGTCCGCGCTCATGGGCGGGATGCCCGGTCGCGCCTATCAGGCGTTGGACTCGCAGCTCGGCCAAGTCACCAAGCTGGGCACGCCTGCCTCGCACTTCGTCGGCCAGATTCGCTCTGCGATGCGCGGCGCGATGGATGATTCGATCACGCCTGCCGACTCCGCTGCGTGGAAGACCCTGCGACAGCAGTACGGCAACCGCAAGACGCTGCGGGATCTCGTGGCGAAGGGTGATGGTGGGCCGATCTCCCCGGCTTCGCTGATGGGCCGCGTCAACGCGAACAATGCAGGCAAGGAGGCGATGGCTTCCGGTGGCCGTGGCGAGCTGGGCGAGTTGGCCCGTATCGGTCAGCGCATCAAAGAGCCGCCGTCCTCAGGCACGGCCGAACGGCTCTCCCCGGTCCTGCTGGGTGCCGCTGGTGCCACCAATCTCCCGCTGACCCTCGCAGCCCTGTTGGGCGGCAGCGCGGTCAAGAAGGGCTTGGACAGCGACTTCCTCGCTCGTCTGCTGCTCGCTGAAGGGCGCGGGGAGGCGCGCAAGGCGCTGGCTCCCATCGTCCGTGCTGGCGGCGTCGCTGCGACCCCTGCGGCTACCGAGACGAAGCGAAAGGACACGCGCAAACGTAAATGAGCCATCGAAGGGTTTAAGCCCCTCGTGATAGCGCCTGCGTAGGTCCGCCAGGAAGGCGGCCACCCCAATGGCGAGGCCGGTTTGCCAGTCCATACCGCATTTCTACCACACACCCCGCTCAGGCGGGGTTTTCGCTTTCTAGGAGCCATGATGGCCTTCGAAATCTACCGCCGCTCGCAGGTGTTCTTCGACAGCCTCGGGCAGCCCCTGTCCTTCGGTGTCGTCAACTTCACCGAGGCCGGGACCACCACGCCGCTCGACGTGTACTCCGACGCCGCCGCTGCGGTGAATCTTGGCAGCACCGAGACGTTGGACGCCGCTGGTCGATTCGCCACGGCGATCTACGCCAACGACGACTGCCGCGCGCGGTTCTATTCCGCCGACAACCTCGTCACTCCGGTGGCCGATGACGACAACATCACCGACCCGGCGGGCGCCGCGACATCGATCCCGGCGCTGACGGGCAACAGCGGCAAGCTGCTGACGAACAACGGCGCGGTCCTTCAGTGGATCGAATACCTGTCGAAGCTGCTCCCGGACATGACGGGGCAGGCGTCGAAGCTGCTGACGACCGATGGCTCGCAGCCCTTGTGGAAGTCCCCGGCGGACGCAGGCGTCCCCGACTACGACGCCACGAACGAAGACACGTACATCAACTTCACGCTGGGCAACTGGCGTATCCAAGGCAGCCGCGCCACGTTCCCGGTTCCGTCTGGTTCGCCTCCGCACGGCGCGTCCGTCGCGGTGACGTATGACACGCCCTTCGCCGACGACCCGATTCTCGTTGTGGCGACTGCGAACAAGATCGACATTGCATCCAGCGGCTACCGCGCCATTGTGGTGACCGAATCAACCGAAGCGATCCTGACGCTCGTCTACAACACCAACGAGAACTCCACCGATCCTGGCGGCGACGTTGCCACGACCATCCCCGTTAGCTGGCTCGCTATCGGTCCGAAATGAGCCAGATTCCGAAGGAATCAGAAGCGCTCATTGATCCGCGCACGGGGTGCATGTCGCGTGCGTGGCGTCAGTTCTTCAACGGCCTCAGCACGTCCTCGCAAGTCGTCGAACGCATCACGCAGATTGTCGAAGGCCAGCAGCCCGGTTCCGGCGCGCTGTCCGACATTGCGAAGCTCACCACCGCTGGCTACCTCGTCAACGCAGGCGGGACCATCGTTGCGCGGTCGATGCAGGAAGGCACCGGCATCACGATCACCAATCCGGCGGCCACGGCCAATGCGACGGTGTTTGCGCTGGCGCTGTTCGACGACACCGGGGCGGGCGATGGCCTGTGGAAGTTCACGCGCGACGAGTTCGGGCGCGTGGAAGGGACGCAGGAAGCCACGGCCGAAGATCTCGCGTTCAACGATGCGTTGATGGCGCTAGGCGTCAGTGACGTACAGGGCGCGCTCGACCTTGCGCTCAGTGCGCTGCCAGTGTTCTCGGCAACCGCGCCGGACATCGACGTTTATCGCCACTGGATCAACACCGACGACCTGACCGAGTTCTGGCGCTACGACGACGGGACGAGCGTGCAGTGGGTGAACGTCGGCGGCGGCAATGGCGCGGATGCGTTCGTGCCGACCTACATCGCGGCCGGTGCGTCTTGGATGGTCCCCGAACACAAGCAAGCCCTATTTCACCGAACCATCGACGTGGACGGATCGCTCGTCGTCGATGGCGCGCTCATCGAGGTCTGAATGGCTGACATTACTCTCCTGCTGACCGATGCGGCCGATGTGCCGACCCCGGCAACGGGACGTGTCGCAATCTTCGTCGATGACGCCACCGGGGAACCGTCCTACAAGGACGACACGGGCGCGACGACTTCGCTGCAAGGCGCGACGGGTGCAACTGGCCCGACGGGCGCCACAGGCGCTACGGGCGCCACGGGTGCCGCTGGTGCGGCGGGCGCAACAGGTGCCACTGGCCCCGGCGTTCCCACGGGCGGCTCGGCGGGCCAAGTGCTGTCGAAGATCGACGGCACGAACTACAACACGCAATGGGTCACGCCTTCGTCGGGTACGACTGTCGGCACGCAGACCTCCAGCTATACGGCCGTTCTCGCAGACCAAGTTGTCATCATGGACAACGCGAGCGCGAACAACTTCACCGTGCCGCTCAATTCGTCCGTCGCCTTCCCCATCGGATACTTCCTTGAGGTGTGGCAGAAGGGTGCAGGGCAGACCACGATTGTCGCCACGGGTGGCGTGACGATCCTCTATAACGCCGACATTACGCTCAAGCTCAAAGGGCAGGACAGCGGCTGCTCGCTGCGCAAAGTCGGCACGGACACCTGGCGCCTGATTGGCGACATGGAGCCGGTCTAATGTTGCTCGGCATGTTTGCGCCGCGCGACCTCGGCCCTGATCCGCCGATCCCGTTCTACAGCAGCGACCTGATGCTCACTCCCGGCTGGGAGCCTGTGAGCGGTCCGGGCGGCTTCTACGAGTCCGGTGCGAACAAGACCTACGTTGCGTGGCAGTTCGTCGGCACCAACGGCTTCAAGGGCGTCCATGCGGCTGCCTACGATCACGCCTCGGAAACGTGGGGCGAGCGCTACAAGGTCGGCACCTTCAGCCTTGCCAGCGATGACCACGGCCACCCTGCGCTGGTGCGCGATGCCAGCGGCTACATCCACTGCTTCTTCGGCTCGCACAGCACGTCGCAGAAGTGGTCCGTGACCAACGCGGCCGACAATATTTCGGCATGGACGCAGCAGGCCGACATTGGCTCTGCGTACACCTACCCGAAGGCGGTGCTGGTCGGCTCCAAAATCTATCTGTTCGTCCGCGACAGCGCGTCCGGTACGAACCAATTCCTCGCTTACTCGTCCGTCACGCCCAGCTCTGGCGTAGGCAGCTTCGCGGCGTTCACCTCGCTCGTGAACTACGGCGCCAACAGCCGCGTGTATTCGGCCAACTGCAACGCCGTTGGCACAGACATCCACTTCGTTTGCACGTACACCACGGCAGCTGATACCGCCCGCCAGAACGTGTACTACTACGTGCTGGACACCACCACCGGGAACGTCAGGAACTACGACAGCAGCACCACCGTCACCGCAGGCAGCTTGCCGGTCACGAAGGCGCAGTCGGACTCCAGCTTCCGCATCTACAACCACGGCACCAATGACGGCGACGCGCCGAGTATGCAATTCGATACATCGGGCAATCCGCACGTCCTGTTCGCAGACGGTGTTACCCCGAACTACGACCTGAAGCACATCATGCTCTCGGGCGGCTCGTGGACTTCGCCCGTGACGGTTGCGAGCGTCGTGGACATTAGCCCCACTTCGGGCTATGTCGGCTCGCATTGCCTCGTGCCTGGCCCGAGCGGGACGATGGAGGTTTGGTACAACGTCAGTGGCGACAAGATGCGCCGCGTGCGCAACGCTGGCGGCGTGTGGTCTACGGCGGTCATGGTCGAGGCTGCGACAGCGCAGGGCGACTTTGTGGGAGGCGGTGCCATCTTCGGCGCGCATTCCAACTTCCGCACCCTGTTCTCCCGCACGGCCAACTGGACGACCGACGCCGACGCGGCACTGATCGACCTGTACGGCTACGGTGATTCGGGAACGATGACCGACGCCATCCCCATGACGGCGGTTGATCCGGCGGGCTGGGGCAACGTTGTCCTGATGCTCGGGTGCAATCACCGCAACAACGCCGTCACCACGATCAACGATTCCAACTCGTGCTTCCGTAGCACGTTCGTTGGCAATGCGAAGATCGACACGTCGCAAGCGCTCGTGGGCAGCGCGTCCCTGCGGCTTGATGGCACGGGCGACTACATCACCTTTGCCGATCACGCGGATCTTCGGACCTCCGGGACGGGCGATGTCTCGATTGATATGTATGTCCGGCTCAACGAGCTGGGGCGTATCCAGGCGTTCGCAGGCAAGCGCACCGCAGCGGGCAACGGTGGCTTCACGTTCTACATGAACGCCTCCAACCAGCTTGGCTTTTTGTTGTTCAACGCGTCCACCGCCGTGGTGAACATCGTTGGTTCTACGGCCATGACGACTGGCACGTGGTATCACATCGAATGGAGCCGCATCTCCAACGTGTCCTACCTGTTTCTCAACGGTGCGTTGCAGGGAAGTGCCACACAGGCGTCAACGCCTACCGATTCTGGTCAGGCTTTCACCATCGGCCGCGATCCGTTCAACACCGCCCGCGACTTCAACGGGTGGATGCAGGAAATTCGGTTCACCCGCGCAGGGCGTCACTCGTCCGCGTTCACCGCGCCAACGACAGCTTTCCCGCGTCGCTAATCGCAGCCATCACGCGCCGCGCCTGCGTCCTGCTCGGGTGCATCGCGTCGAAGTACAGGGCCACGCCATCCCGCACGCCGGGGCAACTCTCGCGCGTGCAGAATTGGTCGGACAGGTCCAGCACTTGCACGTTCGGGAACGGCTTGGCCTGTTGTCGCAAGTTTGCAAGGATCGGCACGGCTTGCGCGTCAAATTTCGCGCGCGGCACGGCGCAACTCTGGCCGTATCGGATGCAGGCGGGAACGCCACCGGGGATACGTGGCGTCGGCCCCATCACTAGGACGCGCTTGCCGCGCAGCGCTTTGAACGTCTCGGTGAGGTCTCCGTCGGGGTACTGCACCCATCTGGCGGCCAGGATCACGGTACCGGCCTTGATGCGAGCGGGTACAGCGTCATTGAAGGCGCGACAGGCGGCCGAAATGCCAGCCTGCCCAACGGCTGGCGCGCAGGCGGGGAACGTGTAGGTGTCCGCGCTAATCCCGGTAGCCCATGCGCCTGCCATTGAGTCGCCCCATATGGCAATCGGCGCGTCTGGATTGCGGCACGGACCACCAATCTTGTAGTCGCAATCGTGCGGCGCGTGATCGGCGGCGGCCTGCTTCGCGCGCAGTTCCAGAGGCGTCGGCTCACGAAGGCTGGGCGGCGTGATCCCGTGGGCGTACTCCATGAAGGCATTGGGCGCCCAATAAATATAGGCCGACGCCACGACCAAGACTGCGATGGCGCGCAGGCGGTCGGTCACGACAACACCCGTCTCCACGCACTGAAGTTGCCGTCTTCGATTTCCACGTCCGCCCACCCATCGGCTTCGGACACGACCAAGACGCGCAAGCCCAATCGCTCGGCAAGCGGGCGCGATTCCTCCAAGTCGGCCGACGTGACGCGGCACGCGAAGTCGCGCTCTCCGGTTTGGAGGCGATCCCAAAGAGTTTCCATGCAGCAACGCTAACGCAATCAGGGGTGAGGCGGAAGCCAACAACGCGCCACGGACGGCGCTTGGAGTGTCAAGGATGGCGGTGAATTTCCCGGACAGCCCGACCAACGGGCAGTTGCATACGGAAGCAGGGAAGACGTGGCAATGGCACGCGACAGTCCCCGGTTGGATCATCATTGGTGGCGGGTCAGGGACACCGGGCGCTGACGGCTCGGACGGCGCTAGCGCCTACGAGATCGCGGTCGCCCACGGCTACGTAGGCTCTGAGGCGTCGTGGCTGGCATCGCTCGTCGGTGCGCCTGGTGCCACGGGTGCCACCGGTGCCACGGGTGCGGCTGGTGCTACGGGTCCTGCGGGGCCTGCGGGCGCTACAGGCGCGACGGGCCCCCAAGGCCCTGCGGGCGCCGATGGCTCGGGCGTCACCATCCTTGGCTCTGTCGCGACGGTTGGCGCGCTCCCGGGTGGCGCCTCTGTGGGCGATGCCTACATCGTCACCGCCTCAGGCCACCTGCACGTCTGGAACGGGAGTTCGTGGGATGACGTAGGCCCCATCGTCGGCCCTACGGGCCCGACTGGCCCAGCGGGTCCTGCGGGCGCTGCTGGCCCCACGGGTGCGACCGGCGCCGCTGGTGCAACGGGTCCGACTGGCCCGGCTGGTGCAACTGGCCCCGCCGGATCGACGGGCGCCACGGGTGCGGCTGGCGCGGCAGGTTCGGTGTGGCGCTACAACTCCGGCGTCCCGTCCAACGCGCTGGGCGTCAACGGCGATTGGGTCATCACCAGCACTGGCGATGCCTACCAAAAGGCGGCGGGCGCATACGGCTTCCAAGTCGCGCTGAAGGGGCCGGCGGGCCCTCCGGGGTCTCCTGGCGGCGGCGGCTCCGGCTCGCTGCCGGGCGGCATGGTGGATCTGGTGGCCGACTTTGGCGCCGACCCCACGGGCGTTGCCAATTGCGTGACCGCGTTGAACAACGCGAAGAACTCGGGCGCCGCGATCATTTGGGTGCCGCCGGGGACCTACCGCCTCAACTCGCAGATTGATTGGGACCAAGAGGTCGATATTTGGGGCGCGGGCGTGAACCGCGTCACCTTCGATTGCCGCACCTCAACGCATGGCTTCCGCATTCGTCCGTCCGCCTTCGGCGCGCGGGTCGTGTGGAAGGACTTCACGATTGACGGCAGCAACAACACGCAAGGCACGACGCAAACCTACGCGGGCGTCTTGCAGCAGCGGAAGATTTTCGCTGAGCGCGTGTGCGTTACCGGGTTCCGCTGGGCCAACGTCCGCACGGCCCCCTACGATGCTGACGCTGCGGGCGCTGGCGGCACGAAAGAGCAGGCGGCGTTCTTCTCCGAATGGCGCCACTGCCGATTCTCAGAGTCCACGCAGGGTCCGGGCTTTGACCTCCGATTCGGGTTCAACTGCACGACGTTCTACATGTGCCAGTTCGACCGGAACGGCAACGGCCCGTCTGTCTCTCCTGGCCTCCTGCATCGCACGGACGGGGCGGCCACCTACGGCACGATCATCTTCGGCGGGCAGGCGTCCTACAACTCCGGCCTTGGCTTCGACCTTGCGGCGGGTACGGACGTTCGTACCTATGCCCTGTACACCGAGTACAACCACAGCCCGACCAACACCACCGCAGACGGCTACACCAACACCGCAGTCTCTTCGACGCAGCGCGTGCTGGACATTGACGCGGGCAGCTCACGGTCCCTAATCGACGGCGGCGTGATGCTCAATGCCAGCCCAACCCGTATGCGCGCTCCGAACAAGGGCGTCAACGACGCCACCGAAGTCTTTGCAGGCGGGCAGCGCTTCCACGGCTCCGCGCGCTACATGAAGCCCGTGCGGGGTACGGCTCCGGCCAACGCCGCCGAGGTCAACATCGCGGGCGTGAACACGAAGATCAACGAGCTGATTACCGCGCTGCGGAATGCGGGGGTGTTCTCCTAACGGTGCAGCGAAGTCGGGCAGAGGTTCGTGTATCGCTTCAGGGATTTCCAATCACGGTGGCCGGTAACCAAGGCCACCTCCTGAATCTGGTAGCCCTGTTCGAATAGGCGGGACGTGCCTTCGTGGCGCAGATCGTGAAAGTGCAAGTCTTCGATCTGTAGCCGCTCGCATGCCCGCCGGAAGGACGACCCCACGCTGTCCACCTTGTACGGGAAGATCAGCGGCCCCGTGCGTGGCTGGCGCTCGATGATGGCGCCACACTCGCCAAGCAACGGGACGAGCTGATCGTTGCCCGCCTTCTTCTTCGGGTCCTTGCGATCACGGATCAGCACCATTGGCTTGTTGCCGGGGCGATAGTCGTCCCACCGGATACGCACCACCTCTCCCAAGCGCATTGCGGATTCGATAGCGAAGGGGACCAGATCCTGCATCGGGAGCTTCGCCAGGTTAAAGCGGTAGAAGTCCAGCAACAGTTTCAGTTCTTCGGCTGTCGGCCTGCGGTCGCGCTCCTGCGGCTTGCCGATAGCCCCCGTCCGGCGCAACGTCGGATTCGCTGCCGCAATCACGTCCGGGATTGTCATTCCCCACAGTGACCTACCTGCGGCCAGCACTTCTGCAAGAAACCCCACCTCCATCCCCATCGTCGCGGGGCCAGCTTCGCGCTTGGCTACGTGGTCGAGAATGTCTGTCGCAGTCAGCGTGGACACATCGCGCTCGCCCAGCGATTCGGTCCAGCGTTTCAGGTTGCCGCGCTTGGTCGCGGACACGGGCTTGAAGCGCCCGACTTCCTTTAGGTACTTGTCGATCAGGTCATCCAGTGATGCCCCTCGCCCCGGCAACGCCCTGCCAGCCCGTAGCGCGTCCTCTGTGGCCTTTGCCCAGTCCTCGGCCGCCTTGCGCCCGTTGAATGTCTCCGACGCGGTAGGATGGCCCTTGAGCCGCACCAGCGCCCGCCACTTCTTGCCCCGCCGCTCAATCACCGCCATTTGGTACAGCGCTCCGGCCTTGGTGCAGTGTCGGTACATTACACCGGGAACGGACGGGCGAAACAGGGACTTAGCGGGACTCTCTGGCATCACGAGTCTGTGGATATGTCGCCTAAGTCTTTGAACGCGCAAGCCATCAGGCTTTCGGTAGCGCCCATGATGGATTGGACGGACACGCATTGCCGCGTGTTCCATCGCGTGCTTGCGCCGCACGCGCGCCTGTACACCGAGATGGTGCATGCCAACGCAGTGGTCCTCGGCGATCGCACGCGCCTGCTCGCGATGGATGCGATCGAACATCCCGTCGCGCTGCAATTGGGCGGCAGCGAACCCGAACTGCTCGCGCAGGCCGCGCGCATCGGCGCCGAACATGGCTTCGACGAGATCAACCTCAATTGCGGTTGTCCGTCCGATCGCGTGCAGGCCGGTCGTTTCGGTGCATGCCTGATGCGCGAACCGGCGCTCGTCGCCGACAGCGTCGCCGCGATGGTCGCTGCGTGCGCCATCCCGGTGACGGTGAAGTGCCGCCTGGGCGTCGACGACGACCACGATTACGATCACTTCGTCGCCTTCATCGACACCGTGGCCGCCGCCGGCTGCCGCATGTTCGTCGTGCATGCGCGCAATGCGTGGCTCAAGGGGCTTTCGCCGAAGGAAAACCGCGAAGTCCCGCCGCTGCGCTACGACTGGGCGTATGCGCTCAAGCGCGATCGGCCCGGGTTGCAGGTCATCGTCAACGGTGGGATCGCGACAGAAGCCGAGGCGACGGCGCATCTGGATCACGTCGACGGCGCGATGCTCGGCCGCGCGGCGTACCACGATCCGTATCTGCTGCATCGTCTCGACGTCGCGTGGTTCGGCGGCACGTTGCGCACGCGCGGTGAACTGCTGCGCGCGATGCGTCCGTACATCGAAGACCAACTCGCGCGCGGCGTGTATCTCAAGCACATCACGCGCCACCTGCTCGGCCTGTTCGCGGGCGAGCGTGGTGGTCGCGCATTCCGACAGGTGTTGAGCGAAGGCGCGCACAAGCCCGGCGCCGATTGGTCGCTCATCGAACAGGCGCTCGCGCTCACGCAAGCGCCGGCGCTCGTCGCATGATCACGCGCGACATCGGTGCATTCGTCTCACGTGCGCGCACGCTCGCGCACGACTTCGGCCCGCCCACCGCGCGCGGTGCGTTCCTCGTTGCGCCCGACGGGTTTCGCCTCGCGGCCGAATCTGCGCGGGACAATCGCTACATGGCTGAGCACGACGGCTTCGACGCCGCGCGCGCATCGGACGAACATCGCGCATTGCATCGCGCACTCGCGCAGGTCGTTCCGACGATCTGCTTCCCCGGTGATCCCGATGCGCCCGATGGCCTGTTCCCCAACAACGTCTTCGCGACGGGGCAGGGCCGTTACATCGTCGGCCGCATGCGCCATGCGGTGCGCCAGCGCGAAGCCGCGCGCGCGGACATCCGCGCGTTCTTCGGCGGCGTGCTCGATTACGCCGAGATCGATCTCTCCGACCAGGTCCATCCCTGCGAACTCACGGGCGCGCTGGTGATCGACCGCGCGCGCGGCATCGGCTGGTGCGGACTATCGGAGCGCTGCGACGACATCGGCGCGCAATTGATGCACGAAGCCTTCGGCCTGCGCGCGACCTTGTTGTTCGACCTGGCGCCGGGCGAGTACCACACCAACGTCGTGCTGGCGGTCCTGGCCGGGCGCGCGGCGCTGGTGTGTCCGCGCGGGTTCGCCGATCCGGCGGTGGTCGATGCGCTGGTTTCGCTCTACGCGCCGCACGCCATCCTCCTGTCGGAAGCCGAGCACGCGGCCTTCGCCGGCAACGCAATCGCGCTGTCGCACCAGGTCGCATGGATGAGCGAAGGCGCCGGCGCGGCCCTCTCGCCCGCCACGCGACAGGCCTTGGCGGATGCGGATTTCGAGGTCCGCACGGTGCCGCTCACGGCCATCGAGGCCGCCGGCGGCTCGCTCCGCTGCTGTGTCGGCGAGCTGTTCTGA